TCCGCTTCCGCCGCCTCCTTCCGGAGCGCGTCGACCATAGCGCAGGTTCGGCGCGCCCCGGCCGATATTGGCACCGCCGCTCGCGTTGACCGTGACATTACCACCGCCGCCTCCACCCCCGCGCTCGGCCAGTTCCTTCAGCCTCTTCGTGTCTTCGGCAGTGGAGAGGACGGCGTCGCGGACGCGGGTGTCGTCCGAACCGAAACCGACTTTGCCCTTGAGCCAGGACCAGAAGCCGCCGGAGGATTTGGCGTCGGCAGCAGACGAGCCCTGCTTATTCCACTGGTCCCGCTCTTCTTTTGTCCATTCACCCGCAGGCAAGGTGTTGTTCGCTTTTTTCGTCGCTCGCTCGGCGGGGTCAGTCGTCACCGGAGCGGCCGGTGTGCTCTCTGCGGAAGCACCCACCGCGACCGAACCAACGACGCCCAGCACACCGGCCACAGTCACACCCGCGCCCGTCGCAGCGCTAGGTCCGCCACCGCCCAAGCCCATTACCCGCGCGAGCCCACCCGCTCCCGAACTGAGCGCCCCCAGCAGAGCCACGGCAGATCGGAGAGGCCCCAGCACCGCGTTCGTGATCGCGAGGCCGAACAGCCCGATGGCCACCGTGGCACCGGTCCCACTCGTCAAAGCAGTGGCGAGGGTCGCGAACTTGTCGGCTAAGGTGCCGATGTCCTTCAGGATCGTATCACAATCGGCGTCCGCAAGCTTCTTGATGCCCTCCTCGGCGAAAGCGATCAGGGCCTTGGCAATTCGATCGGCGATGCTCGCAATCTTGTCGCCGTGCTCGGAAAACCACTTCTGAAGGGTGTCAAGCTCCGGCTGAAGCTTCTTGAACAGCCCCGTCTCGACGCGCGTCGCGATGGCGTCCAGCGTCTCTTTGAGCCGCCGCATCGACTGCTCAAAGGCGGTGCCGGATTTGGCGGCGTCCTCCTGGTCGGCGCCGACCTTCTTGTCTATCTCCTTGCGCTCCGCAAATCGTGGTCCGAAGCTCGAGTCCATCATGGACATCGCGGTGTCGTCGCTGAACCCGAAGGCATTGGCCCGGACCAGCGCGTTCTTGCTCGCGTAGGGGTCGTTCGGGTGCGTCTCGACGCGCTTGCGAAGTGCCTCACCGAGTTGCGCTGCGGCCTCGCCCGCGTCCCGCGTGGTGATGCCGTATTCGCGCTTTAGCTGTTCCCGGTAGGCCGGGAAGAACTTCAGCTTCCGGCCGAATGCCGCGAGTTCCGCATCGGCCTGATCCGCCGAACCGCCAGTTTGTGCCGCCGCGTAGCCGAATGCCGTGGTGGACGACGCGCTGGAGCCCGAACGCTTGGCCGCGTAATTCAGCCGCTCGTAGGACTGTGCCGCCTTGTCGACAGCATAGACCACACCGAGCGCCGTCGCTTCGACGGCGGCCACGGCTTTAATCGAGAAGGCCGCCAGCTTGACGGCGCCGACCTGCATGGCTTTTAGGCCGGCTTCGCGGCGTTCCATTGCCTTCTTGGCGATCTCCTGTTGGCGCTTCTCGTCTTTCTCGGTCTCGCCCTTGCGGGCCTTCTCCCGCGCGTCGCTGAGCTTCTGTTCCTCGACCGACAGCAGGCGCGTCAGGGCTTCCGCCAGCGTGAGGCGCGCTTCTCCGGTCTTGGCCTCAGTCCCCTGCCGCTTTGCCGCCTCGGCGGTCGCGGTCGCAGTGATCTTCTGCTCGGTCTTGGCGATGGTCGCCTCGACCTTGGCGGCCTCGGCGGCGTCAGCGGAAAATCCTATGCTTACAAGAAATTCGCGAAGTATATCAGACAATGGCCATCTATCCTATGCAAATCGGCCGCCCCGAAGGACGGCCGATGCTTGCCAGACCGCAAAGGCAAACGGCGCACGCCGGAAGAAAGGGTTGCCGATCATGTAGCTTGGTCAACAGCGATGATAAGGCAAAACCGCATGAGGTTCAGCTTTGAGCGAGACCGCGCTGAAGCCATCGGTGTCACCCGCTATCGGTGGCGCACGTCTAAGGATGGCGACGTGTGCAAGACGTGTCGATCTCGAAACGGCAAGCGATTCTCACTGCGGGCTGAGCCGGATTTCCAGCACCCTGGCTTCATGGAGTGCTGCGGGGAAAGCAGCGATCCGTGCCGCTGCTATTGCGAGATGATCGTGCCGAAATGAGCGGCGTCGACCCATCCCTAGACACCTTCCGCGACCCGTGGTGATCTCGGGTCTTTCGTACCGGGAGATCCGCCATGGTGATCGTGCTGCTCGTCTTAATCCTATTTGCCCTGCTGTTCCCCGGCCTGCTCCGGGCGCTCGTGGTGCTGGCGCTGTTGGCGGGTGGGGGCGTGGTATATGGAGCGGCACAGGCAGCGCCGTCACTTGCTGATATTGAGGTAACTCCCGGAATTGTAAGCCCTTCACCAATCGCCACCTCGGCTACCTTCTCAGCACGCAACAAGGGCACTACTCCCGTGAAGTGGCTCTATGTGCAATGCGCCATTTTAAATGAATCTGGTGTTCCCAAGGCCGCAGAAGAGAATTCGATGCAGAACATCGAACCGGGGCAGACGGCCTATGGAAGTATGAACTTTTTGCACACCAAAGAAGGTGGTATGCTTGTTTGCAGACCGTCGGAAGTCAAGTAGCGCATCATCTCCCTACTGAGATCCTAGCGTGTACCCCGAATCTTTCTGGATCGTAGGCAAGTTCCCGCCCTGCCCGATGCACAGGCTCTCATCGTACCAGTCCTGCCCGCGGCTGTCCCCGAACCGATCCATGTGAAAGATGACGTAAGTTCCAGCGCGTAAACCCATCTGATTCAAAGACGCGTTCCCAGTCGATCCAGGACCGGTCACAGGATTGTTATCTTGCTGCGCCGCGATCACCTGCGACGGGTCGAGCGTGATCTTCATCAGCGGCTGCAGCTGGGGGTTGATGAGGCTCCGCACCACGATGCCGTCTTGCGTTTGCTGCGGCCAGCCGATGAGCCCCGTCGCGGCCGTGAGCTTCACGGCGCTGCTCGACCCGGTATCGAGCGATTTCGGCGTGATCTTGACGACGCCGTTCTGGATCGACCACAGACCACCGGCCGACAGCGTCACCTGCCGCAGGAGATCGCGCGCCATGCCGATGAAAGGGCGGCCGCGGGGGTATTTCGGTTGGCTGAGATCGAGCGTGTTGGTGCCGAGGGTGATCCCGAACGGCGCCAGCGCGTCGAGCGCCACCTGAGCCTTGTCCTTCGGCGTCCATCCGGCCGCCAGCGTCTTGCCGACACGCGCGCCTTGGTAGCCGTTCTGGCCATCGGCCGCGAAAATGTCGAGGTAGGTGTCGACCGCCGTCTCGTGCCCGAAGATCGATTGTACGATGTTGCCTTTGAACAGGACACCGATGTTGTCCCGGTATCCGGCCGAGAACGAGACGCTCTTGAACTCCTTGTTCTGGAACCGCGCGCGGGTGTCTGGCGACACGTTGTAGATCCGGAACGACGCCATGTTGGGCGATTGGATGTGCCATTGCTTGATCGAGAACACGATCCGTAGGTCGACGAAGGTCTTAGACCCCTTGTCGCCCTCGACGGTGAGCGACCAGTCCCTGATCCAGTTCCGACCCATCAGACACCGACCTTGCCCTGCGGCGCCGTCATGGTCTGGGCCGTGATGGCCTGAGCGACGGTAAGGTTCCCGCCCTGGCCGTTCAGGCTGCTGATCGTGAGATTGCCGCCCTGTCCGGTCTTCGGGTCCGGGGACAACGTCAGATTGCCGACGTGGTTGAGCGAGGGCGCGTGCATCGTGACCGCCACCTTCGACGTGTGCGTGATGCCGTTCTGTGGATGGACATTGACCGTGTGGTCGCCGCCCTTGACCGAGAGCGTCAGCCCGTTCGTCTGGTGGAGGTCGACGAAGTGCTGGCCGTCGTCGGTACGGACTTGGCTCGAGGCCTGACTCACGTTCGACAGCTTGCGCGGCGTCGAGCGCACACCGGGGATGTAGAGCACGTCGCCGAGATCGTTGAGGCTGTCGTCCATGGGTTGTTGCGTGCCGCCGGACTGGTGCCAAGCGTCGATGTGGCGCGACGCATAGATGGCGATGCCCTCGTCGTCTTTCTTCGTCGGATGCGTGACCGTGAAGCCGCCGCCGCTCATATGGTGAATCGGCACATCGACATGGACCGGATGATCCTCGTAGGACCGCTCCCCGGTCTTCGGATCGGTCACGCCGCGCTTGATCGTCGGCTGGACCGAGCAGACGTGCCCATCCTTCGAGTCCTCGGTCACGCGGCACGGCAGCGCGAACATCATGCCGGACATCATCGCCGCATGGGCGACGCGATGCATCTCCTCCGGATCGTCGATATATTCGCGCAGGTCCAAAACTTCACCTCGCCTTGTCGAGCGACCGCCGCATCCGGATGGCGTTCTCGGCTTCCACGTCGAGCAGATGGTTCGCCTTGGCGAAATGCTCGATGCGCGCGGATCCGTCGAAAGCCGCCATGAACGGGATCAGGGGCGCTTCGCCGCGGCACGGCCGCCAGAACCAATCCTCGCCATCCGGCATCCGCACCGGATCGAACTCAATCGGATCGGGTGGGATCGGCATAAAGGTCGGCGGGTGAAGCGCGAAATACGCCGTGAAATGATGACACACGATGGTCAGCACGAGGTCGAGCATGGCCGCCACCGGAAGCGCCTTGCTGGCGGGTTCCCAGGCGCCCCCATCACTCAACTTCTCGCAGGCTTCCGCAGCGGCTGCGAAGATGGCAGCAAGGTCCAGGCCTTGCATCGACGCCAGCACGGCCAGACCGTTGCCTGGATCCATGCGTCCGGCCGGATCGATAACACCGAGCGCCGGCAGAAGCGGCGTGATGGTGCGTAGCAGGCGGAACTGCTCATAGGCGTTGAGCGGCCTCGCGCGGTGCCGTAGGCCGCCGACGTCGAACTCCATGGCGTCAAGCGCCGGAGACGGTCCCGAAGATCGCGTCGACATCGACGCCGAAGCCCGCGACCATTGAGCCGAAGTTGGCCTTCAAGACCGCGAAGGTGATCTGGAGCTTGGCCGCGTAGCCGGCGTTGTCGCGATTGGAGATAGCCCCGCCGGGCGTTCGCACCTTGAACCACTTGCCATCCGCGAGTTGCTCCGTCGCATCGAGGCACGCGTCGATGACGGACTTGGCGTCACCCGTGCGGTCGAGCGCCGCGATCTCGCGCGATACCGGCATGACGGCTGAGCCGAGCTGGCCGAGCGCATCGGTGCCGATGCTCGCTGCCCCACCTTCTCCGCCGCCACGTTTGGCCAGCACTGCCATGATTTCGGGCGCGGCCGAGCCCAGCGCCGTGAACACCGGAGCGAGCTTGAGCATGAGGCCGATATGCACGTCGGCGTCGAAGGGCTTGGCGCGAAAGGTGTTCTCACCGATGGTAAATTCGGTCACGCGCTACCTCACTGCGTCGCCACGATGAGCGCCTGATCGACGCCGGCACCGAGGCGCGGGCTGATGTAGCCGCAATTGAACGTCCATTCCTGCGTGCCACCCTGGATGCCGAAGTTGATGTTCGGGTGCCGGACGAAGGCCGCCGCGAAACACTCGATGCGGTCGCCGCGCACGAAATCGTCGATGATGATGACCATGCGCCCGTGCGTGGCGGCCGATGCCGTCTGATAGTTGTAGGCGTCCCCCACGATCTTGTTGAACGCGGACGTCTTCCACAGCCGCAGCATCAGCCTTCCGGGCTGCGCGACACGAAGCGAATGCATGACGGCGCCGCCGGCTCCGGCCACCATCGTGTCTTTGTCGCCCTCGAACTCGATCGAGTAGCCTTCCTCGGCTTCGCCCGTCGTGGACGCATTGAGGTTACCCGGCCCCTTGATCGAGCAGTTGCAGTCGGCGAACGAATAGGCGCCGGCGGAGATGAAGCGTGCCATGGACGGGCCTCGTCAGGATGATGCAGGAGCGCGGCGGGGCCGGGCCGATTACGGATTCACATTGATCAGGATGTTGGACGAGTGGACCGCGCCGGCCTCCTTCGCGGCCACCTGGAACACCACCGACTGGCGCTGGGCGCGGAGCGTCTGAGACTGGAGGACGACGGCCGGGATGTAGACGTAGTAGCCGAGCGGCAGGAAATCGCCCTGGCTCAGGGTGCCGAAACCATTCGCGTTCCACACGCCGGGCGCGAGGTACTGATTGGTCACGGCCTGCTGGAGCGCGGCCGAAACCGTCGCACCGATGATCGACATGCCCTTGTCGGTCTGCGGGAGCTTTGTATTCGATCCCCGCAAGAGGTTGTAGACGTCCGTCTGGACGCGGTTCGCCAGCCAGTCGGCGTTGATGCGCGAGTCGATGAAGGTGCCGTCCGACATCACGGCTTCCTGCGTGATGGCCGTGTTGTTCTGGTACTGCGCGTAGATGTTGTAACTCTTGGCCGCGAGCGCGTTGGCCATCGAGGCCGACAGGAACTCGGGAACGACGCCGGGCTGCAGCTTGAACTTGCCCGTGATGGTGGTGTTCGATCCGTCGTAGTTCACGGTGGCGAAGCGACCGAACAGCGACGCCGCCGCATAGGGGTTCGTGGACGAGAACTCGACGAGGGTGCGGCCGTAGCCCGCCGCCGTGAGCAGCGAACCGAGATCGTCGGAGCGGGTCGAGTCCCACGCGGCCGTGTTCATGGTCGTCAGGGCCTGGACGCGGGCCTGTCCGGCAGCCTGGATGAAGCCCGCGACCGCGAGCGCGTCACTGTCGGCGAGCGGCGTCATGGGCGCCCAGCCGAGGCAGTACCAGTCGCCGAAGCGGTCGCCCATGAGGTTGGCGCAGGCGAGAGCGGTTTCCGCCACGACGCCGTTGACCGGCGGATTGGCGCTACCGCCAGCCGAGTTCGGCGTAGCCGACAGGCCAAGCAGTACCGACACGTCCACGCCGGTAGCGGGCGCCGTCGCGTAGGACATGGTGGACGTCGCGCCGGTCATGCCGGAGGTCACGTCGAAGCGGTATCGGGTGCCGTTCCACACGACGGTGGCGCCGGTCGCACCTGCGGTCACGAGCGCCGTCTGGATGATGGACGCGACGCCGTTGAGGTTGGTGGCGGTGGCGAAGTTGAGGCCGGTGAGCGCGCGGACCGTGCCGTCGACCGTGACCGACAGGCCGCCTGCCGTCACGGCGTTGAACGCCGCCATCAGGCGCTGCGCCGGGGTCAGTCCCGCGCCGTGAAGCACCGCGGACGTCGCCGTCTGCGCCCAGCGCCCGACCGACAGGCCTTGGGGCTGCGGCGACTGGCCGAAGAAGTTGAGCGCGAACTGATACTCGGGCGACGTGGTCGGGAAGTCGGAGCCGACGCCGTTGATGTCGTTGTAGTCGCGCTTGCGCTCCAACACGTCGATGATCGGCGACGATCCGATCACCAGCATCGAACCGAAGTTGCGATAGGCGGCCGGGGGCGCCGTCAAGGAGATCGAGACGGAGACGACGCGGCTGACGGCAAGGGCCTGGGGCATGGTTCAACTCGTCTTCATGAAGGCCCCGACCGCGCGCGGGCCGGTGACGGATTGGGCGGCGGCCGTGACCGTTCCCTGGAATGTGAGGATGTTGCGGATCGCGTAGGTGCGCCACGACACACGCCGTAGCGTGAAGGCCACGTCGACGCGCCGGATCCACTGCTCATTCGTTAGTTCGGGCACTGAGGTGATCCGGTCGGTCGACACGAATGCGAGCCCGAGTGCACGCATGGCCTCGCGATTTTGCGCAATGGCGAGGCCGTCGCGGAGCTGCGTAGCGAGCGCGCGGCATCCGGGACCGTAGAATGAGGCGAGGACCGCGATCTCCTCGGTACGATATTCGCGACTCAGCCCTTGCCCGCCATCCGCGGATCCATCGTGAACCTCGCTCGGATTGACCTCGGCTCGCTCCTCCGTGATGCCGAACGCGCACCACGACACGGTGCGGGCGGGTTGGGCCGGAGGAGTTTCCTGCCAGCGCGGACGGACGAGCGTCGGATCGAGGCCCGTGATGCCCACGATGGTGGGCTGGATCTGGTCGTCGAGGTTGGCGTCGTCGGTTTCGGCGGCTTCGAGTGGCGCGAGGAAACCGCCAGTGGACGAGTCGGTCACTCCAGGCTCGTGTGGCGGCAGGTGGCCTTGACGAAGCCCGCGCCGAAGCGGGTCCAGTCGTCGAGAAGGTCGACCGTGTAGAGTTCGGCGCCGACGGGGGCGGGCCACACGCCGCGCGCCGGCCATATCACCTGGTCGGCCGTGAAACCCGGTGCGAGATCGGTCAGTCGGAATGTCGTGATGACCTGGATGGCGCCGGAGGTGCGCTCCATGTCGGGCAGACGCTGAAGGTCGAGGGAGTTGGCCGGCGTCACGACGGCCGAGACGCCGAAGAAGGTCTGGACGGTCGGCGTGTTGCGCCCAAGAATTCCGACCACCATGGCGGTGCGGATCACATCGATGGTGTCGGCGAAGTCTTCATCCAGTAAAACGTCTGTCACATCCAGAGTCGGCATGCTTCTTCCTCAAAACATGCCCGCGCCACCACCCTTCTACGACGATGGTGTCGGGTCGAACTCGCTTATTCTGCTTACCATCTGTTATCCAAATCAGCCCTTTGGTAAGGCCGATCTTACTTGCGCTCATTCTCGCGCGCTGTTCTATATTATAAGTTTTGCCTCGCTTGGCGGCAGCCATCTTCTCTCGAGTTACCTCTGAGACAGGGCCGCGCAACGCTCTTGCAGATCGCATTCGAGCACGCGTTTCCGCTGTATGCTTTCTTCCCACAAGACGTTTATGTCCCTTAGACGCTAAACTCTGACGCGCTCGGGTCTCAGAAGTTAAGGTGTGACAATTGCCTTTAGCGTGTTGATTTCCGATAAGGTGTGGCTGCGACCTACCCTTCAACACAGCACGCTTCTTTGCGCATGTCTCTTCGGTTTGTTTGTGGCCAGAAGATCCTTCACCACCATCAGTCACATTGACTAATGGTCCATCTGGATGCCTGCTTATCGCGCCAATGAAAGCCGCCTCTAATTTGAAAGCTTCTGCTTCCGTCAAGTTCGCAGCTATCTTGACTTTTGGTATTGATCGTCCTTCTCGCTTGGCTTTTTGCGCGATGTTATGCTTGTAGGGGTTACTTCCATCAAAGGGGCTTATCCTTATTCGCCGCCCACACCCCTTTCCCACATAGAAGGGCTGGCCCGTATCTGGTCGAAACAGGACATAGACGTAGAAGTCTGAACGCACTACGTTCTCGTCAGCCATCTTGCACCTCCATGCAGGCTGGTTAGGGCCGCATGAGCGTTACGAGCGCTTCATGCGGCCTGTTTGTTATAGAGTAGTAGCACAATAGATCAAAGACAAAATGTCGGATACGTCGAGAAGGGGCACGGGGTCAGAACCGTTCCTGGCGCTTAGCTCCGCCCTCATTCGAGGGTTGCCGGAAGACTCCAGGGATATCGTCGTGGAAGACAAAGTCCCGGATCACAGCTACCTCGGTCGGAGACATACGACCGCTCCGCACAGCATCATCCACGACACGGACCACGGCCCATGCGAGCGATCCGGGATAGTTGCACGTCCAGGTCACATGACCCGCACTGTCAGTTTCTGGAAGCGTGCTCTGGGGATTGGCGAAAGGGTCCATCGTCACTTGTCCCGGATCACGAAGGTGATGGCGCGCCGGAGCTGCCCGGTATCCACGAGCGGAACCACCAGCCCGGCGCCCTGCAGGATGTCATCGGGCGTACCCTGCGCCTGAAGATCCAGGTACTGGCGCGCGCGTTTGGATACAGCCGCTTGACTGAGCTTCCCAGAGTCCGGGTTACGGCGACGAGCCCGCGCCTCGATGGTGCGCTGGCTCAGGGGGACGAACGACCCGTCCGTGATCTTCGCCTGGACGCTGCTCACCGCGACTAGGCCAGCCTTAGCGAAGCCCCGCGCTGCGGCACCAGCATCGCCCGTCAGCACCTCGGCTCCGGCCGTCTTCAGCGTGTCCGCGATCTTGTCGCGCACAGCGTCGATGCCGGGAGTGAGGAACGGCCTGGCCGGGATGTTCCTGTCAGGGTCGCCGAACTCCATCGTGTAGCCGATCACGGCGTTAGATGGTGGCGTGCCTTTCTCGTCTGGCTCCGGCTTGCGCTCGGCCGTGGTGTCCGGGATGCCGACAAGGAGTCGCTGCCGGACGAGGTCGCGCGTTGCGGCGCCAAGCGAAGCGAACTTGCCTGGCCTGGACGAAACGGTCGACCGGGCCGGCATCAGGTCGACTTGGCCGCGACCGGCGTGACCGTGACGGTTGCAGGCGCGATGGTGATGGGCGCTGCGGGCGCATGGGCCGACGGGGCAGGAACTGGCCGTTCCACGGGCTGTGCCGCGGGTTGTGTCTCGCGCTCGGCGCGCGCCTTCATCCACGACTCTTTGTCGAGCGCCATCGCGGCCCACTCGTCATCGGTCATCTCCTCCACCGGCTTGATACCGAGACCGTTTCCATCGGCATGGTTCGCCAGTTCGTCCGGGACCGCGTGGATGCCGCGGAACAACATGATCTCCCGACCCGAGGATGGGAGCGTCGTCCGCGTGAAGGTGGGGATGTAGAACTCGGTCATGGAAGCCTCAGAACCACTGAAAAGGGTAGGAAGGCCGGCGCGAAGGGCCAGGAATGTAGACCGGGCCGAGCCGAGCCTTCATCATCGCGAGCAGGCGTTGGCCATAAGTGGTGGCGTTCCACGATCCGGCCCCGGCCGTGGCCGTCAATGTCGTGTCATAGGACTTCGACACTGGTCCGACCGACTTTGACGCCACTGTGCCGACCGCACCGACGCTTGCGATCCCGGCTCGTGCGGCCTGCGCCGACAGAGCGAGGTTATGGGCGACGAACAGCATCACCGCGAGGGTGTAGGACGTCCCGAAACGGGCCGCATCGAGTTGCGCCTCGCCCAGCGTCTCCCAGAAGGTGAACTGGCCGGGAGGAAACGCCGTCGCGTCCGCGAACTCTGGAAAAGCAGCGACGAAGTCCGGTTGAGCAACGACGCCCATGTTTAAAACCCATGCCCCGGCGACGGTCGTGAGCGTGATGCGAATGTCGGGAAGGAAAACGTCGCTACAGCGCCCATAGTCGCAAGCCTCAATTCATCGCGTTCGCTTCCCAGAAGCACAGCCCGGCATCGCTAGCGACGGTTGTGTTATTGATGGTCGCGGCCACGAGGATCGGCCCACTCTCGACGGCCGTCGAGTCGACAGATTGCGTCATGCCGGCATGAGATGAACCCGAGATCGCACCGTTCGATGTCACGGTCTGAGTGTTCGACCCTGCGGCGCCGCGCTTGAACACGTTGCCTGACACCTGCCAGGACCCGCCGTTGGTGGTCTGCGCCCCAGTATCGGCCATAAGGACACCGCCCGTACCGATCACCTGTCCGACGACAGCAGTCGCAGGCGTCCACCATAAGCGGACGCGCTTGCTGTTGGCGGTGGCGGCGTAGTTTCCGTTCGCTACCACCATGAGACCGCGGTTAGTCCCAACGAAGCCGTCGAGCGCGTTGGCGGGCAGCGTGTAGATCGCCACCACGTAGTCAGCCCCGATGCCGGCCGGCACCACCATGCCGGCGACGCCGGGGACTTGGCGGTTGATATTGCCCTCTTCGGCGAAGAAGCCGGAAGACGCGCCGAACTGCGTCACCTCGTTCGGCGGATTGGTGCCACCATTGGCGTAGTCGGCACCGTCGAACACCCATCTGGCATTGCCGGGTGTTGCGTCGCGGCAAAACCAAAAGCGCAGTGCGCCGGGAGTCGCGTTGAACAGCAGGGACCCGACAACGTAACCCTGCGTCGCGTCCTGGCTCGAACCAGGATCGGACGCGGCGGTGAGAGTCGCGATGCCGACCGATTGCAGTACGCCGCCCCCGATCGGGGCTGGCATTTGCATGTCGCGCTCGCCGGTCGCGACGTCGAAAATACGGAGGAGACCCATAACCTACCTCACTTCGTGCCCGCGCCGACCGGAGGCTTGATCGGCGCTGTGGCCGCCATGGCGGGCGCCGCCATCTTCGGGGGTTCCTGACCAGGCGCATCTGCGGACACCGGCTGCGGGCCGGCCTCGCCGAACCGCATGGCTTCCGCCTTCACCGGGCCGGCATCCTTGAGGGTCGAACCCTCGGAAGCGGATTTCCCCATCTCGCTTGAAACCATGGCCTTCAGTGCCGGCTCGAACCCGAACTCCTGGTCCGGCTCGTCACCCTTCATCTCGGTGACATAACCGTCCGTGATGAGACTCGGCTTGGTGTCGGCCCATGCCTTGTAGACCTTGGCGTCATCGCCCGAAAACGAGTTGACGCCGGAGGCGATGACGCCCTGCTTCAACACGGGGCTGTCGCCCGGCTTCTCGGGATCGGGATGCGGTTCGGAGATGCGGATCGCGAGCGGCAGGGTAGACTTGATGCGAAGCGTGTCGGCCATTGTAGTGTCCTCAAAGCGGCAAGCCGCTTGGTGTCAGGTGGCGTCCGCCTTGGTAATCCTGCGAGCGAATTCGGAAGGAGGCCTGTCGATATTGAACGGTTCCATACCGCTCATGACATCGACCTTCTCTTTCGCGATCCCCTCGACGGTGTCGAGCTTCTCGAACGCGATAAGGAAACCGTTCTTCAACGGCGGGAAATCTCTGTTCTGCGCAGCCCACTTGTCCCAGAATTCTTTCGGAACGTAGGTCAAGGCATAGCCGCCAATGGTGCCACCATCCACAGCACGGCGTGCGCCGACAATGCGCGCGTCGGACACCCGAGCATGATGGCGGGAGAAACCCTTGACGATGTGCGTCTCAGCATCGGGGGATGGATCGAAGACGCGAAGCTTCTCTTCGTGAACCGCGCCTCCAACGTTAGCGCGAACTACGTGATCGACCTGAAGTTTCAGGGCGATCGGCATGGCAGTCTTGTTGCCCACGACGACCGTCGTTCCTGCCATCGTCAGACTCCGAGCATCTGGGCCGCCGCGAGCGGATACTTGATGATAGCGCCGAACGTGGTGCCAGCGACTTTCTGCTTCGAAGCAGAAAGCTCACGCACCACCGGGAATTCACGCATTTTCTCGCCGAAGCCGCAGAACCCGACATCGTGCCCATCGTAGCTCTTGGCCCAGAGCTGGATCAGATTACCAGCCGGAGTCGCGTAGCGCGGGTCGGTGATGACTGTCAGCTTGAACACCTTGTCAAGCATCGCCTGAGCGGTGAGACCAAAAGAGTTGGTCGAACCGAGGGCCAGCGCAATGATCGGCGGACCGACCATAACTACTTCCTCGGCTGGGTTGACATAGCCCGGCGACTGACTAAGTAGGGTCCCTACCATCGCTTGCACATCCACCGTGATCTCGTTCGGCGAGGCCACGACGATACCGTTGTTCACCCACTTGGTGCCGCCAGCCGCTTTGGTGGACGGCGTGATGGCAGGCGAGAGGTTCGGATCGTTGATGATCCCATAGTTCTGCTCACCAGCGATACCGAAGTGATAGCTGTAATCAGCGAACTTATCCATGACCTTCGCGGCAGAGATCTTCATCTCCGACACGTAGTTGAGCTTGGCGAGGCCGGCGAGTTCGGTGGCCTTGTCGCCGTACTCGATGATGGTCTGGTACGAGAACGACTGGCGAAAGGCGAAGTCAGTGTTGACGTTCGTGTTGCCGTCATCATTAAAGTCACCGTAGCCGACGACGCGGCCGGTGTTCTCGATGATCTGGAACTGAGCGGTCTGGGTGAGCCAGTCGCCGAGCTTTTTCTCTCCCAAGATATCCGCTCCCTTGTTCGGGGTTTGGAGTACTCGGATCACCTCGGGATCAACGTAGATACCGGCGAAGAATGGGATACCGGCAGACGGCGTCGTGACGAGCGACGGCTGGGCATCGAGTGCCATCATGATCTTCTGCGAGAGGGTGTAGTTCTTGCGGAACTCCTCGGGCATGAAATCTTGAGCGAGGGGCACGATGCCCCAATCGTCTTTAAGACTGGCGGGAATAGGAGCGTGATAAGACATGATGTCAGGAGCCTTTCGCCGCTCAGCCCGGCAGGAGCTTGTTGATGAAGGTCACTTCGCCAGCTGCGCAGGCGAGCTTCGCGTACCACCCCGTCTCGGTGCTGCCCGAAACAGTGGCTCCAGGCGCGGCGAAGCTCCACGTTCCGTTGGTGTTGTTCGCAAAAGCCTTCATGCCGACCGCAACTGCGGATACGCCGAAGTTCTTGACGATGAAGTCGGCATTATCGAACAGCTCGCCAACGGCAAAACCGGCCGGCACGCTGTAACCGTAGGTGACGAGATAAGCCTGAATGAGCGCCTGCATGTTGCGATGCAGGATACCCATAGGCAGGCCAGTGCCGGCGTTCGACAGGATTGAGCCCGTGGCGGTATCGGCCCAGCATGCCAAGCCGATAGTCAGCCCGTTCGATCCGGCCGAGAATCCACCGGGAGGCGCCAGGACGGAATGGCGCGGGTTGGCGGACGCAAAGTCGCCGGGAAGACCGATTGCGGGGTTGACGTTGACGGAAACGGGGAAGTCGGCCATGTCGCCCTCAGTTCTTCAGACGGCTGGAGTTCGGGAACGCCTTGGTGTCGTAGGTGACGCCTGTGGGCGCAGCGTCCTGCGCGAAGCGACGCGGCTCGGACTTCACTTGGCTGGCGTGCCCATGGACCTCGACAAGGTCGGCAAGAGCATCGGGGTGCTTGCCCTCATGCTTGACCTTGAGGATATCAAGCGCGGCCCGATGCACGGCTTCGGCGCTGTCACACGCCATGGCGATCTCACCGACGTACGGGCGGACGAAACGCTCAGCCTCGCGGATAGCGTTCATCTCGACGCGGACGTCGGCGGCGGCATCCTTGCGGGTCTGGACCATGGCCGCGTCCATGGCAGTCTTGCTGACCATGTCGGGCTTGCCCTTGTCCTGCGCGCTCGGGGCGGCAAGCGTGCCGCGCTTGCGACGATCCTCGGCGTCGCCCGAGCCCAGCATGTCCTTCAGCTTCGCCATGTCCTCGTCGGAAATTTTGCCGTCGAGGAACGACAGGATAGCTTCCGCATCAGGCGCGTCGGTACCATCGGGCTTGACGGTCGGATCGGGGTCTGTCACCGCCGCGGCGATGTTGTCCGACTCGTTTTTCATCACCTCGGCGATCTCTTCGACGATGCCCTGGACGTCGGCCTGATCCATATCGGCATCGGCAGCGAGCTTCGGCCGTACCGCGGCGTCGAACGCCTTGGCGATGACCGGCGCCTTGGCCAGGATGGTCTTCGACGTCACGCCCTTCAGCATGGGCAGGAGGTCGATCTTGGCGTCCTGCGCAAGCCGGGGCTTCGCATAGGCCATGAGGGCGCCACGGGCCACGTCGGCCGTGCGGGATAGGACAGCCGACTTAGGCATGGGGAACACCTCTTTCAGGGATCGGGGTTTGGCGTCGTGGACCAGGACGTCCGGACCGGCGCGGCCTTCTTTGACCAGCGCAACATGATTGGCCCTCAGGTTCCGCATAACGCCGTCGTATTTTTCACCTTCAGGTGAAGTCCCGGAAGTCATATCCGGGTCGTAAGCGTAACCGCACGACAGTTGCTGCCGTTCTTCGGACTCGATCCCATCAATGGCTTGCTTAGTCCAGATGTTTAGCCCGGCCATCAAGAAGGGAGGCTTCCATACCGGATTAGCTACATTACCAGCTACCTCTTCGTGAGGATGGTCGGTGGCATGGACCGGTTTATGGATGATGAGGAGAGGCTTGCCATCGAATGTATCGGCTGCCTTTTCAAGCTCACCAGGGTCTCGGTATAGCCGATAGATCTTGTCTGATGCGAGCCCGAGCTTCTGCCAGCCGGGGATCTCGCGCCCGAGATAGCTGTTCACGCATGCCTTGCTGATGGGCGTCAGGCTGACGTGAAGGTGACCGGTGTCCTCATCCTTGGTGCGAACGGAGGCGCGGTCGAGCGCGAGGCGGAGTTCGGTCATCGGCTCAACGCCTCAAAAAGTGCGGGCTCACGCGGCGGAGAGGGACCGCGCGCCCGCTGCCGGTGTTTTCGCCCACCGCCGGCCGGGGCGAGCCGTTCGTTAGATCAGGCTAAAGCAGCCGGCCATTGCTTTGCGCCCACTCTATCGGGTCACGTGCGTGCTTGCTGTGGTTGCAAGGAGGACAGAGTAATTGAAGATTGGATCGATCGTTAGAACCACCTCGCGCCAGAGGCATGATATGGTCGACGTCGTATCGCTTCCGAATATCAGATCTGCAGTTCACACATCGACCACGCTGAATGGCCAATAGTTTCCTGATGTCATCTTTGGTATGGACACCTGAAGCGTTCCGTCTCCGAGCCTTGTGAGCGCGAGCGCGACAAAGAGCATCTTCTGGATTCAGCCGCCCACGCTCACGGTTTCTAGCGTCGCATACCTCTTTGTTTTCCCAATAGTAAAACTTTGACTTTGCGGCAAGCGATCCTCGATTACGAGCTTTCCACCTTGCGTCCAAGATCCGACGTTTGGCCAGAAATTCTTCGCGAGTCATACTTGTACGAGGACTGACACCTCGCGCTCGGCGCTTTCTTTCTAGACCTTCCCGGCTGCACTCACAACAAGATCCCCCACTGGTCTGGCGTTGAGCAATATGCCCGCGCCTGCAAGCTGTGCCAGTAAAGTACCGCCTCAACCCATTTGCCTTGGCATCGGCACGAGTTATGATCTTATCAGCCATGCTGCGCTCCTACGCGGCTGGTTAGGGCCGGCAGGAGTGTTGACGCACCCTGTCGGCCCGTCAGTTATACCAGACTATTTGATCTAGACCTACTCAAGATTGATGAGTGGCTCGGCATAACATCTGCAATTCCAGATACATCCGGGCAAGTTCCTATGTCCTGGATCACACTCTGGCGGGTCATCCCATCGAAACGTAAGGCCATCCAGCTTTCGGTGGCTTTCCCGGACATCGCCGTCCCGACTGGTTCTCCAGATGAAATGCGTAGAACCGACATGCACGGCCCTGGCCTGCGTCAAGGCCGTGGCGGCACGCCCGACCTCGGTGCGGGCGATCAGATCAGCGCGGGACCGCGTAACTTCGCCCGTCCGTAAGATCTCGGCCGCCAATTCCGGCGCCCGCATCCCCTTGGCCAGGCCCTCGGTCGCTATCCGATGCACCCGCTCGGCCGCCTCGCGAGGAAGCGAGGTGATCAACTCTACCTGATCCTGCATCAGCCGATGCATGACGGTGCCGGTCGGAGCGGTCTCGATCTCACGATGGACTGCACGTCCGATCTCGGCCGACAGCTTCCGCCACGACCGCGCGTCGGACTGTGCCACTTCCGTCACGACACGATCGGCCTCAGCCTCAGCCCACGGCCGAATAGCCTCGCCGTAGCGCAGCATGGCGGCCTGCATCGTAGCTTGCCCCGCCGCCGACGCAGGGTTGAAGCCTCGTGCGATGTCATCGACGTGGCGCGCGATCTTACGAAGCTGCGCGGTGTACCGTTTCACGAGCTTCTTTGCCCGGATAAAGGCCGAGCGAAGAGACGCCCTATCCTGGGCAATGCCAAGCGCCGCGAGGTTGCGACCCATCAGGCGAGATCGGGCTCGCGTTCCGCCGCCTTCACGCCCAGGCCTGGATCGGGAACCGGAGATCCGGTTTCCTGATTAGGTGCCGGGGGGTCGGTTTCGGCTGCGGCGATAATGATCGGCGTGATTTCCGGGAACACTCCAGTCTCGACCAGACCCTTGAGCGTGGCTTGATCGCCCAGCACACCGGCCTCGTTCGCGGCGAGTTTCAGGGTCGCGAGTTTCGATGCCACATCAGTCGCATCGACTTCCGACATGGGCACATCGAGTTCGACGTCGAGGCCCTGATAGGGCGCATCCACATCCGTCGCGACACGCCGCCGAGACTCGGATCTCGTGATGGTGCGGGCGCGGATCAACGTCTCGTCCGTGCGCGCCTCGATTTCCTGGACTTCGGCCCTTTCCTTCTCGTCCATCGTCCACAGCGGCTCGAAACCGAAGCGGATGGATGGGTCGATGTCACCGCACTCGCTCAACTGGACGATGTCGATCACGGTCTGCAGCGGATCGCGAAGGTGATCCTCTTGCGCGGCGTGGATGGTGTCGTAGAAAACCCGGATCTCGCCGTCGCTGGATGCATTGAGCCCGGACGGCGTGACACCCAAGAGCTTCACCAGCGGGATCGACGCGACCGAAGCCATCTGTTCCTGCGCCTGGGCTTGCAGCTTGTCGAGCGTACCGAGATTGGCCGACACGTTGGCGAAGTCCTCTGCGTCCTTGTCGATCGCCATGACGCCGAGGTTGTCGCGAAGCATATTGAACAGCGTCAGGCGAGCATCGAGGCCGCCCCCATCGCTCATCCCCCCGGAAGCAGCCGCACCGCCCATCAAGCCGGTTTGCAGATTGGTCTTCAGCACCCACACCGTGAATGCGTGAACAATGTTAGAGACGCTCTGTCGGGTCCTCACCCAATTATCCACGTAGGGCTGCGCCATCTGGGTCAGAGACAGCCCACCGAAGCTGTAGGCCGACTTCAGGATGTCCGGCACCTCGCGCGCCACGATGGTGAGCAACCGGCTCGCATGAACCGCGCCGCCCATCACGTACCACGACTGAGGCTCGTACCAGTCGGGCGCGAGCGGGTCATTAGTGTTGTAGCTCTGCGGATAGACCCACAGCGGATCGACGGATCGAATACCTTTCAGCGACCCGCGTTTGATCTTCTGCAACGTGGCAGCGTCGCTACCATTGCCGATCGGCTTCGTCTTCTCGTCACCTTGCGCGCCGAGGTCGATGTAGACGTGACCGCGGCCCATCAGGCCATCGTAGCGGATGGCGTCGCGGAAAGCGTCGCGGACCTTGAACTTGACGAGCCCGGCTTCGATCGCTTGGATGCGGTCGGTCTTGTCGTCGTCCTGGTCGATGGACGTGATCTTGATCCACCGCCGCGTCATCTCGGTGGCGGGGACATCGGCGATCTTGCGGTACTCGGGTCGCTGGGCATACAGCGCCAGTACCGTCATCGGGATGGCGGCACCGAAGCCACCGAGCGATGATCCATAAGCCTGTCCTGCCCATCCGCCTGCGCCAGAGAGCGCGTCGTCCATGGCAAGGCCAGCTCCATCCGGTACGACACCAGGAGGCGGCACGGCAGACTTGAAGATGTCCTCGGCCGGCGGCGTACGGTTCTTACGGCTCAACAACGCCACGGCTTCGTCCGACATGAACGGACGAGGGCGTGACGGCTGCTGAACGAGTTGCGGCGCGGCGACATGCGCCTTGCGCCGCTTCTTACTCAATAGGAGCGCCTCGGTTGAGAGAACCGCGCCAGCATGGCGGGGGTGACGACAAGAGGACGGCGACCTTTGATATAGCCGTCGAGCGCGTAGCGAAGCGCATCGATGGCGTGATTGTGCTTATCGACGATCACGGGCAGCACGAGCGGTTGCAGGGTCTTCGGGTCGACCTGGTTGCGGTCCACCTTGTACGAATAGAGCCTGAACTCTTCGGCCGTCTTCTTACAGCGCTCGTGAACCACGATACGCTTGAAGCCCCTGAGGTGCTCGACCCCGTCCTCAACGGAACCCGGCCACTTGTCGGCGGCCGACACCCGGAAGCCTTGCCGGGCCATGTAAGAAATCGTTTCGGGCCGGGCACCGTCGGCCTTGATGGGCCAGGATCGCGCCGTTTCGATCATCTCGAACAAGGCCGGCGTGTTGTCGATCTCGGTACCGAAGCCAAACACCTCGCGGTCGATCATCAGGTTTTCGCCGTCGAGCCAGCACCGCACGAGCACGGTTGGGTCGTTGGCAAAGCCCCAGTCGGCGCCGTGGAAGAAGCGTGCGTCGGTCGGGGTTTCGAACGCCTCGACGCTGACCCGGTGGCGGAAGATGATGGCGTCGCTGATATGGCGACAGTGCCCACCCCACACCCACTCATAGGCATCGGGGTCGGTCGCCAACATGTGCCGGCGCTGTGCCTCAAGCCCCTCGGGAAACCATGGATTGTCTTCCCAGCCGACATGGCGGACAACGGCACTCGGTGGCGGGTTGACGACGAAATGCTGATAGGTGGCGTCGCGTTCCTGGTCCGGGTTGAAGGAGACGATCAGCTCGCACCCCTTGACGCGAAACAGCGAGGGAAGAAGCACGGCCCAACTTTCAGCGGAGACGACCTGCGCTTCCTCGACCCAACAGCGGTCCACGGCCTCGACGGAACGGATCGCGTTCGGATTGATCCGGATGCCTTTGAAGATGAACTCTGATCCGACCTTCGACACGATCCGCTTATCGGTCACGTCGAAATAAGCCGAAAACCCCATCTCCTCGATCTGGTCAGACAACAGCTTATGGACGCTGTCCATCATGCTGGTCTGAAACTCACGAGCACAAAGCACCCGGAGCTTCGATTGCGCCGCTTCGACTAGAAGACGGCGAGCGATGGACCATGACTTGCCCGAGCCGCGACCACCGTAGAAAACCTTATAGGGCGCGGGACTAAACAGATCCTGAAACGCCGCAGGAAAGGTGAAATCAGCCGCCGTCCCTGTCATCGGGCTTGATGAAACTCACATTGATGACGGGAGGCGCCAAGGGCACACCACCAGGGCCGGAATGCTCGACGTCCTGCTTGTCGCGGAAGTCCTCAGGCGCAGCGTTCTTGATGCCGAAGATCGCGGCAGTGGCGGCGCCCGGCCCTCCGCCGTTCCGGGCAATGCCTAGCAAGGTGGTTTCCCACCATCTGGCCTTCTTGGCTTGCGCCTTGTGTACGGCTTCCGAAAACTCGGGAAACTGCGCGATCCATTCGTTGATGGTGGACCGGGCAACGTCGCATTCAGCAGCGAAGGACGTCAGGGAATAGCCCTGATCAAGATAGAGGCCGACCGCGGTGCAGAACTCGGGACGGTATTTCGTCGGCCGCCCGCCGGGGTGCCGATCACCTTCCGCCACGGTTCGCTCCTAGAACTGGATTTGCTGATTGCCCATCGGGCGAATTTGGAAGCGGGAATTGGAGCCCGAGGCCAGAATCGAACTGACGTCCTGACGATTACGAGTCGGGTCGGTTTGGGAGAATTACGGACCACGGATCGTGCGCCTATGGGACTGCGCAGACCTCGTTGAGGCGGCGTCCCGAGCAGGCTTGATGGCCCGGCACCTTTCGGATGCACCACTGGCGTCATGGTCTGACCAAGACCTGCCACATCTCCCAATCGATTGCAAGCGCTAATTCTGCGCAAGCGAATCGATACTTACATCTACATCCGCACCACCGAACAGAGCGTCGATGATGATCTTGACGCAATCGCCCTTGGCCCTTTTGACCCGGCCGACGAAGCCGGCGAAGGGGCCGTCAACCACGCGAACCGAATCGCCCGGCGAAAACGTGACCTCGGGCTTCTCCTTGGCTTCGTCGAACTCGCCAGCCGCTTCCGCCGCCATGATGGCATGAAGTTTGAGGGTACGGCGAATGGGTTGCGGCGTACCGGCATACCCCACAATATCGACAACTCCATCTCGACTTCGGATGGTGCGCCAGTCGGGCGTCATCGACGGCAGACCAAGAAACGCATAGCCGGTACAGAGCGGAACCTCGACACGACGTTTCACCTGCTTACCGTTCATAACTCGCTTGCCGAACCGCCAATATGCCCGCATCGGAACGTAGCAGTGGTAGCCAAGTGCCTCGATCGCAGTCTTTGCCTTAACTTCCATCGAAGGTGCCGTCTGCGCTGCGAACCACAGTGCCACGGGCTGTTCGTCAACGACACGACGCGTCCCGACGCGGTAGGCGCCTTCGACGATCGGGACCGAGATCAATCCGGCCTCGGCCATGGCGGAGGCGATGGCCTCGGACCTGCCCTCATGGACAGCCTGCTTGCGTTGCTCGGCCGCGAGCGCCTTCAATGCCTGCTCACCGTCCGTGATAGGCTCCCGCGCGCCATCCCTTACCGCCCGGCCGATCCGCTCGGCGAAGGCACCGTCTGGCATGCTGTGATGATTGAGCCTGTGTGGGGCCGACCTGTCGTCTTCGTCTGGAATTGAAGAGATCATCGTGATCCTCTATGTCTCGCTTTCGGAATGGCCCGGCTAGAGCTTTCCTTTGCGAGACGCCCGTCCGGTGAGAGCCGGGCGGGTTGTTCATAAACGGGAAGCGCACGTCGCTCGGTGAGTGGCTTTGCGCTTGCGGCCAGGTTTAGACATCAAGCTCCCTCCTCGTCGTCTTCGAAATCGTCTTCGTCATCCACGGGTGGACGTCCGTTCAATCTGCTCATTGCGTACTCACTCCTCCACCCGCACGAGCCGAGCGCGGAGAAGGCCGGCATGTCGACATCGGAACCGCCGCAACAGTTCGGTACGGGCCACCAGAACCCGCGTTCCCCTGCGTTGATACGATTTCGAAGGTGCGTGTCGCTCTCGACCCACGGTTCCGAACTCACCAGCGGCATGGGCGACTCGGCACGCACGATCGCCAGGGCTGCGTCATAGACGGCAGCGACGTTGGCGGTCGCGATGCTTTCCATGTAGCCGGGTTGCCCCGGCCGCACACGCCCGATTCCGGTCGTGGCCGGCACATCGGATGCCGAACCGCTTGAACTGCCGTCCACGGTACTCCGCAGGCTCAGCAAATGGCCGTTCGAAGCCCCAACGACCGGGATATTCGGGAACGGACCGTCCGTGCTGTGCTCGACGACACGGCCGGTCGCTGCGTCGAGCTTCCACCAGTTCCCGTTCAACGGATGCTTCATCTGGACGAAACGGGACGGCTCGGGAACAGCCCAGACGTCGGGCCTCGTGAGGTCGGCCAGCATGGCGCGACCGTAGGCGGCATGGGATTCGGTGAGGTCACGCATGGGGAGGTCTCCTTAGATTTCCATTTCAGCCAGATGGCTTCGGTCGATTGCCTTGACCCGGACCGTCAACACTTCGGACGGCTTCAGGAACGCCCTGAGTCGCTTGTCGCCGAATTCCTTCCGCACCGCCTTCGTGTCCAGTTTCAAGCTTTCGACCCGGCTGATGCTGGCCTCGAACTCTTCCCCGTCCAGGTTGCAACCTTCGGACAGGATCAGATCGCGCAACTCGGCTTCCCTGGCCTGCAGGCTTTTGATTTCGGCCCGGACATCGGCGAGTTCGTCGACCGGGTGGCGGTTGCGGCGGACAGGTCCGATCGGGATAATTGTGGCAGACATGCCTTTTTCTGGTTGTCTCATTTCGCAGGTCCATTTGGTTTCACCTGCTTGGTTTCATTTTGGTGGGGGGTTATACCCCAACCAAAAGTGCAACCTAGTTGCAGGCGGTTTCAAAATAGGTTGCATGAAACCATGCAACCTGAACGGATCAGGTACAGATTACGGCATACCAAAGGCGGGAATTTCCCACTTGGCCGGTATCAACAGCGACAAGCTTCTGTTCGTTGAGGTTGCTGAGGGAGCGACTGACGGTGCCTTTATTGCTTCCGATAGCGGCCATGATGGCTGTGAAGCCCATCGGCCGGCCGGCCTTGATCAACAGGTCAAGGATGGCTTGTTCGTTCTTTCCGAGCCTCTGATCGACAACTTCAGGTCCTCTGACCGGGCCGCCTTCATCGAGGTTCAGGATGAGTGTCGTGTGCTCTGCTTCGGCTTGGCTGTAGCTGACTTTCTGGGTTCGGAGCATGATCGTGGCGAACTCCTCGGCGTCCTTCTGCTTGCCCTCTGGCGCGAGATTGACGAGTTCAATCCGATCTCCGTCGCGCTTGACCTGGATCACGGTATCCGCGGCTCCTCTGAGCACATTGGACCCCCGTTCTCGCTTGGTCTCGCCCACCCCGGAATGATGGACGATCATCACGTTGGCGCCGGTGGCTTCTCTAAGCCGGTCGGCGGCGCTGACGTAGGCGTTCATATCCGCTTGCTTGTTTTCGTCACCGATCCCAAAGGTGCGGGCCATGGTATCGATCACGATCAGGGCGGGTTTCTCGTTCAATGCGCTAAGCGCGGAAATGAGAGCATTCGTGTCATCCGGCATCGGCAAGCTGACGCTATGCGGAATGAGTTTGAACTTAGGCTTCGGACCGTCCTTGCCACGGCTCTTGCGCCAGCCCACAGCGCGTTTGGCGAGCCCGTAGGAGCCTTCCGCCGCGATATAGATCACAAGGCCGATCTTCACGACTTTGCCGTGCCAGGCGAGCCCTGTAGCGATACACAAAGCTATGTCGACTGCGGCGAAGGACTTGAGGGCACCTGAAGCCCCCCACAGCACGCTTAAGCCGTTAACGGTCAGAATGCCGTCGATGAGCCAAGCCGGAGGTGGCAGGCTTTCAAGCTCGTCGATGTCGACGATGCGGATCCTGGACCGGACGGTCGCCACGAGCGACACCGCATCGGCAATGATGACGTGAGGATCGACGCCTTCGGCCACACAGTCGACAGCATCCCACTTCGGAGGTTTTCCAACCGGAATGTTGACGAGGAGCACCTCACAGCCGATCGCAGATAGATGCTCGGCGGCCTTGCGTCCGTAGTCGAAGCCAGGCTGATCGTTGTCGGGCCATACCACGATCTTCTTACCGTTCAGCGGGCTCCAGTCCGTTTTCTCGATGGGCGCCTTCGCGCCACCCATTGCCGAGGTCGCGGCAATGCCGAGCCCAGCGAGAGCCAAAGCCTTGCCTTCCCCCTCCGTGAGAACCACGACGGGTTCTGCAATGATATCGGGGATACGGAACAACGGTCGAAGGTCTGGCATTCCGGCGACCCATCGGCGCTGACCATCGACCACCTTGAAGCACCACGGCCGAAACGTCTTGCTGTCGCGGGTACCGTCGGGCTCGTAGCGTATCACAGAGGCCAGAATCTCGCCGCGCACGTCGAAGAAGCGATAGGTGGTGACCGGTATGCCGATCTCCGTCAGATCGGCGCGGGGCGCCGTGCCGAGCTTTTCCTTCTTTTCCGCGATGCGGTAAGTCGCCGTCTGCGCCATGGGAGCACGGTCGACCTGAACCGGATCTCCTAGGAATTCGGATGCGATCTCTTTGATGGCGAGCTGGAAATTTCGACCTTGTTCGTAACCCATGTAGGCCATGTAGAGGCCGATGAGATCGCCTTTTTCCTCCGTGGAATGGTCAAACCATTGTCCTGCATCCGGGCCATTCAGCGCGATCGACAAAGAGGCACCGAGATTTCCCTGAACGTCACCGATACGGGCTTCACGCTTGGTGCAGAATGCCCGGCCGGAGAAAAGCCAATCGACGAAGGCGCGCGGGTTTGCGTTCAATCGAGCTTTGATGTCCTCGACGTCAACGATCGAGCGAGCGCGTTGCTCGGTCTCGATCTGCGACATGGTTTTCGCGGTGTTGAAGTCGAGGATCTGGCTCACGTCGGGCTCACTCCCCAACATGTCTCACGATGAGAACACATCTTGCAGCGCCAGTCGTCGCGGTCTGTGGCGACTTTCGGCAAATCTTCTCCAACCTCTTGCGCCCGCACGATTGTCACCGCCTTGTCGGACCACGCCTGCGCCACTTCTGGGTTGAATTTTATCAGCAGGTAAAGAACATGCATCGTATCCATGTTGACAGCGGTGAATAGCGTTGGATGATCGGTTAGATCGAAATATGCCATATATTGTTGGCACTGAACGTAATACTTTGGGTAGGATTTCTTCAATCCTTCCTTCTGCAGTTTTGTCCAACCCTTAGATCCGAGCCCTTTATTCTCCCAGAGGCAGGGAAAACCCAAGCCATCGACGGCAGGGCCGAGGATCGGCATTCCGTCGCCGTGGCCCTTAAAGCGCCCATCGAGCTGACTGAAAGCAATGCGGTCGGAATTGCGAACGAGGCGAAAGCCAGCCCGCGTCAACAGGCCCGCCATATAATCTTCGACCCAATGGCCTCGGTCGAAGATACGTTTGATGCGCGGCTCTGGCCGCTTTGGTGTGCTCCAGTCGAGTTGCATTTTGCGCAGGCAATCGTCACCGAGCGAGGAAGCGCCGAGATAGTCACGCTTCTTCTCGGTGCCGATCTCAGCATCGATCGTCGCGTCGATCACGGCGTTCAACGCTTCGTTGGCGCTTTGCTCCTTATGTACAGTCCGGTTCAAATCAAGCATCAGCCAGCCCTCATCATGAGGACTTCTTCCTCGACGGGAGATGGGCCCGGCCGCTCGTCTCGGATCGTGTGAGCCCGCTGAACGAGGTCCCACGCCGTCCAAACGAAAATCAATATATCGTCCTTACACCACGTCCCGATCGGCTTATCGGTGAGGCCCATCTTCTCGACGAGGTCACCGAGGCCATTGAGTGCGAACGAGCATGGCCCGAGTTCGAACGGCTCGGGGATTTCTCCCGTCGCTGCGAACTCCGCTTCGTCGAAGATCCGATCCTCGACGAGTTGCCGGGACCGCTCCACCTGCCATCCCGAGACCGCGGCTTGCGCGATCTTCGCGATCTCATGTTCCGACATGTTGCCGAGCCCGACGCGCGGGTTGATGTACCCGGCCTCGTAGCCCAGCATGGCCCGCATGGACTTGACCGCCGCTTCCTCGGCCAAATCCCGCTCACGTGGTTCGATCTTTTGACGATCGCCCTTTTTCATGACCAGCCAGGCCGCGAAGACGATGCCTTTGGAGCGGTCGCAGCTGCGGCAACCACGCCTGCAGGAGCACGATGTTGCTGTGGCACCTGTTCGATCTTGGTCCAGTCGCGCTTGTCCGGCGTGACGGCGCCGATCAGGACATTCTTGTCCTTGTATCCGTCTTTGCCCTTCTCCTCGCCGACGATGGCGACGAAACGGATCCCGTCGAAGTCCTGGTATCCGTCGACCTGTCTGGCCTTGATGCCGTCCTGGCTTTCGTCGCTCGGCAGGATGCCGCGCGCGCTCTCCAGCATGGCGCGAAGACGGCTGAAGCTGATGCTTACCGCCTGCTTCTGACCGTCCGTCTCACCCTCTACGGTGAGAAGAGCCCAGAACTTCCGGCGAGCGAACGGACCGTCGATGACAGTGAATTCACAGTCCATCATCAGGCATTCGCCGCTCTTGCTGCGCTTGAGCCAACCTCCGTCCCCGGCCCCACCCGGACGCATTGTCAGATGGACGGGACAAGTCGTACCCTGGGGAATGAGACCAGGAACCTGCTGCTTTTCAGCGGTAGAGAAATCGAGTGCCATGGTAACTTTCCTTTCAGGCTGCTTGCTTGGGGGATGTGATCTTTTGGATCAAAGCACCGAGATCTGGTTTTTCAAACAGGTCGAGACGACCCGATCGATCCTTGGCCGGATAGCCGAATTCGTTAGGTTGCTGACAGATGAGGGCGCGGATTGGTGGCTTATCGTCTTCGAACGCAACAAGCTGCATTGTGATGATCTGATCGACGATACCCGGCAATTCACGCCCGGTCTTTGAACCCTCGATTTGAAGCTGCCACGTCTGTCGCTTGAACTCGTCCGTCACGAGTTCGAGAATGCCGACGAAGATGACGTTCTTTGCTCGCGCGTGCTGAAGTTGCGTGATCCACGCTATCATTTCTCGCCCGAGAATCCCGTAGGCGCCGCGTGTATCGGGCTTGCCGTTCGCCGCAAGCGCATCGGGTTGCTGTTGAGACCATCGAAAACAAAGACGGGCCGCCACTGTGATGGAGTCGATGAAATAGGTGGCGTAACGGTCCAGGCTTGGATCGACGTCGCCATCAGCGCAATCCTTTTCATGATCTTTCAGCGCCTTCTCATAATGTGCGGTGCTGTAGCAGGCCTCGGGTGGAAACGAAGGATTAGGACCGCCCAGCAGCACTGCGATATCGCGGCACTCGGGCCAAGTCTTCGGTCGCCATGTATCGACGGGAACATCTTGAACGCTGAGGTCGCCGGCCTCTAGGTCGACAAACAATGTCGTCTTCGGATCGATTGTCTTGAGCAGGGATGTTTTGCCGACCCCGTAAGGTCCCGTAATGAGGGCCTTGACGCCACGCCCTCCCGCGGCTCTTTCATCGGCGGTGATTATGCGCATGTTGTTGATGCTTTCTGCTGACTTTGCCCATTTTGGAGCGCCGCAGACCGGGCCAGCCGGCGACGAAACTGGTTCAGGTGACCACCACCTCACGTCCGATCCGCTCAGCCCCATAGCGGGCCAGGAGCGCGGCTTCGGCGCGGTTGTGATCCTTCTTCCGAGCGAACTGGTTGGCCACGGCCGGAAAGATCCTGTTCGCCATGGCGCGGGCCGCTTCCTTGCCCTCTTTGCCGCCATGCAGGCTCAGGTCCCGCTTCCATTTCGACGGCGTGACAAGGTGCATGGGAACACCGCAGGCGGTCACAGCCGCCTTCGCCGCGGAATAGGCGGCACCGAACCGAAAGGCCTGCATGACACCATCGGTCGGCATGGGGCCAACCTGTTCGATCAGCGCGGCTGTCGGCCTCATCTGCCGAATACGGTCGATGAGCGCCGAAACGTTCACTTCGCCGCCAATCACCGGCATATCCTCGACTGCCACTCGCTCGGGATTGGACGGAAAATAGAAAGCGATACCGCCTGTGAGGCCAGGATCTATAGCCATGAAGCAGGCTGCGATTGGCGCGGTATTCATGCCGCCACCCCGTCGAGGAACCGCACCCGCGCCAGCGACACCGTCATGCCGCCGACCACGCGCTCGACCGCCGTGACGCCGAAGCTCGCCGCGAGCGGAACTGACCGCGCGGGTGTGCTCAAGTCGCTGCCCTCGTTATTCCGAGGCCGCGCGGGGATGAGCCCGCGGTGTCGTTCCCAGATCTTCCAGACTTGGGGCTTCGTGAGGCCGTAGTGGGCTGCCACAGTCGCGGACGGCGCGGACCAGCGGGCCGAGCACACGGCCGCAATGAGGGCCGGTGGGAACATGGCGCTCATGGCCTTGCCTCCCCGTCCGCCATCCGCATCTCCAGGCTGTAGAGCCTGCAGCGACCGTCGCGGCCCTGGCGTACACGCCCGGCCGATAGAAGCCGCAGGGCCGCGCTGAGGACGGCGCCCCGAGAGGCGCTTGGCATTCGGGACAACAACTCGTCCACGGTCCAGATGTGCTCCGGCCGCGTCTGCAGGACCGCCAACAGCTCAGTCTGCCGCGGGCTCGATCCCGTCGTTCCGCTCGCTGGGTAGCGGCCCTGCGGCACCGCAAGCCCATTCCGCGCGGCATGGACGCGGACGCCATGCAAGACGGTTGCGTGATCCCGCCCGCCGATCCGCCGCGCGATGTCCGAATAGCTTGCGCCGGTCTCGGCCCGTGCCCGGTACATGGCTTCTTGTCGTGCCTGTATCTGCGGCAGGAAGCGGCTCGGCCCCACGATGCTGGCGACCGACAAATCGTGCGCCGCCGCCACCTCGCGCAGGATCGTCGTGATAGGGTGCCAGGCGAAGGTCATGCGGCCCTCGCGCATAGCTCGCGCACCCGCGCCTTGTCCTCGACCGAGAGGCGGTAGCCGATGAAGCGCTCGGTCGTGATCGTGATGCCGTGCGGCTTGAGCGCCACGCGAAGGTGACAGATCGCATTCTCGACAGCCGTGCGGTCCCGGCCATCGTCGATTGGCGCCTCGGCGTCCATCGCCCCCAGACATTGTCGCACCGTCGCAACCGCGAACCGCATCAGCGTCGCCAGCACGATGCGCTGCAGGCGAGGCAACCCGAGCGCCGCGATGTCCGGCACGCCGGCCCGCAACGCCTCACGCAGGGCGTCGTTCTCGGCTTGGAGCCGGTCGTTCTCGACGCGCAGTCGGCGCAGCTCCGGATCGACCGGTGCGGAGCGCGGCGCTGGCGCGGGCAACTGATGAACGAATGTCATGCGGCCCTCACTTCGCGATGCGAGACGCCGGCGGCGTCAAGCGCGGCGCGCGCATCCTCGACGGATCGAACGACAGCGACGGTGTGGCCCAAGCCACGCCAGCGCGCGTGTAGCGCTCGCTGCTCTGGCGTCGGATAGGTGCCGGTGCGCTTCACCTCAAGCCAGACCGTGCGGCCCTCGGGCAGGATCACCACAAGATCCGGCACGCCCGGCACGACACCGAGCCATTTCAGCTTCGCGGCCTCCCGCTTGCCTCGCAGCCCGCCGTTCGGCACGTGAGTGACGTCGGCATCTGGTAGGACGAGTCGCAGCCATTGCAGGATCGCGGCTTGCACCACGTCTTCGCGAGGACCGGGAAGGCGCGCGGCGGTCATTCAGTCACGCCGCCTCGGTTTCGACCACCGAAAGTGCCGGTGCCGCCGTTCGCCCGAGCCCGATGGACTTCGCCAGTTCCGTGCGCTTGACGGAGTAGTTCGGTGCCACCATTGGGTAGTCGCTCGGCAACCCCCACTTGGCCCGATAGTCCGCGGGCGTCATGCCGAGCTTGGCGAGATGCCGTTTCAGCGACTTGAACCGCAGTCCATCGTCGAGGCAGACGAGATAGTCCGGCGTCACCGAGGCCTTGATCGACACGGCCGGCTTCGGCCAGACGGTCGCGGGCTCGGGACGTCCGATGTCCACGATGGCGTGATAGACGCTGCGGATGAGTCCCGGAAGGGCATCGGCCGGCACGCTGTTGTTGCCGACGTAGCCGATCACGATTTCCGTGGTGAAAGATAGGTTTTCGTTATACTTTAGCGGGTCCATTTGTTGTTCTCCTGTCGGAAGGTTGAGGATGGCGTCGATCACGGCTCCGCCAGCGGTTTCAGCAAATCCTGGTGGACCCACTTGCGGATTTCGGTCCCGTCCCGGCGGATGCCGATGTGGTCGCCGTCCCGTGCGATGACGGTCCAGGGATGGCCCGCGAAGGTGATGGTCTCCGGTCGCGCCCCGACCTCGACGGAATGGCCGTTGGCACGGAGAGGTGCGCTGAAGGCGGTGCGGCCGGTGCTCATGAGCGGGCCTCGAATTCCTTGGCGCGCCGCATCCAAGCCTCGTAGGCCCTCACATGCGCGTCAGCTCGCTTCAGCCTAACCCCGGCCCGCCAAGCACATAACAGCCCCATGATGCGGTTTGCGCTCTTCATGGGCGGCACTCCGAGATCCTGGCCTTGATGCGTTTGGCCTCGGCTTCAAGTTTTGCCTGTTGCTCGACGAGGGCGGCACGCTCCAACGATGGGCATGGGAATGCCGCTGCGAAGAAGTCGATGCCATAGGCGAAATAGAGCCGCCCCATATGCACGCAGCTCGGCGCGGAGTTGCGCTCAAGCCACTTGCTCACGGTCGCGGGGGAGATGCCGGTCTTCGCCGAAACCTGTTTGCTGGTGAAATAGGGGTGCTGATGACGCAGAAAGGCGTTGATGCGGTCCGCGACAATTGTCGCATCACGCGCCCCAACTAGGCGTTTCTGTAGCCCGGACTGTCGCATGTCATTCCCCGATGCTTGTGACATTGGGAATGGACTTGAGGAGGTAGTGCTGGAAGCAAAACGGATCATTCATTGCGCTCCTGCAACGGAGGACGCGCAACTCGATTTGTGGGAACTGCTAGGATCAACTCGCGTCGTGACGGACGCGCTAGGACATCGGCTGGTGCCCGCCAAGGCATCAAGCTGCGAAGAGAAGGACCGGAGCGCGGTTGCGCTCGACGGCCAAGTTGCTGATCGCCGGGAGAAGGTAGCGACCGGATCAGGGAGGCCGCAGGACGCGGCAAAGGCGGGGTTCACAGCGCGTCCTCGGGTGGATACCGCAGGAACACGGCCGCGAGGAGAGAGCCGGCGACGATAACGAGGCCACATACGGCTGCCTCGACGAGACGGGGCTCAAGCCAAGCTGACAAGATATAGAGGGCGATGGTGTCCATCATTCCTGGCCAAGCCTCGTGACGGCTTCGTCGTTGCCGAATCGCTCGGTCAGGATCGTCCAGTAGAGCTTGGACAGTCGGTCGTACTGGCGGTTACTATCCCACCAGCCGAGGAGAGCGATCGCGGCAAGCAGCGACATGGCAATGGCGTAGATCTGCAGCATCATCTGCGGTGCCTCGCCATCGCGAGCATCCAGAGGCAGAGCAGGATGCCGTCCAGGAGCCACCACGCCAGCATGAAGCGCGCGACGGACATCATGGCTCGCGCGCCCCGGGCTGGAGCCGCCAGACCCACACGGAAGAGTCGGCCGCAAGGATAACGACGACGCCGGGCTCGGTTTCCCGCAACGCAGCGGCGACGATCCCAGGCGCGCCGCCGTGATGGTGGTAGCGCTTCTCCGTGCCGAGCATGCGGGCCGTCGTCGGGCTGCAGCCCATGGGCAAGAGCGGCACAATCATCGGCGTGTCCCCGCATGCACCGTCATGGCCGGCCCGCTTTCGATCCGGGCATGGCTCGCGATCGACGGCGTGGCGGGCTCGATCCGGTGGCCGTCCTCGGTGCCGCAGTCCACGCAGCGGGGGAACGACGTGCCGGGGCGATCGTGGCACGGGGGCAGGACATGCAACACCATCGGGGAGCTGCAGGACGGGCAGGATTGCAGGGTGGTGAAGGTGGGGATCATGCGGCGCCCCGTTGCTCAGCATAGGCGTGGCAGCATTGATCGAAAGTCCAGTCCGGGTTGCTGTCCCAGAACGGAGAAACAGTCGTGTATGCCTCTCGCAAAGCTCTCAGGTGCGCTGCATCATCGTCGATCTGCTTTTCGCGGATCGCCATAACCCGCTTGAACTCGACGCGGGACAGGTTGCCGGTTAGCCGAATGGCCTGCCCTTCGGCATCGATCGCGTATCCTCGGTGCAATTCCGGGAAGAGGTCTGACTGGCCGAGCATGGACGATGCACGACTGGCAGCGGGTCCTTGGCTCTGCGCCGTCTTTTTGCACATGCGCCGCGCCGCATCGAAGGCCAATGCCCGCAGTTCTTCTTCGTCTGCCCGTTCGACAACAAGCGTTGCCGCTTCGGACACTCGGCACGAGCCGTCCCTCTCGGTCTCGGTTACGGCTTGCGCCACGAGGTCACTCAGCCGCGACATGCTCGCCTCCCGTGATGACGCGCCATTCGGCGGCGGCGGTGGCGAACCACTCTGCCAAGGTGTCCAGAATTTCGGCCGATACGGCGTGGCGGAGCTGCGGAGAGAATCGGCGCATGGCCGTGGCCGCATCGCCGAGCGGCTCAATGGCCCGCCGCACATCTTCGATGGCGTGGAACACAGCCGGATCACCCGTGATGGCGGGGGCCTGCCGTGGCGCCTGAATGTCCTCGGGCGACCACGCCTCACCCGTCGGGGTCGGACGGTCGGACGACAGACGCTCCCGCACGGCTTCGCGGACGGCGGCCTTTGTGGGCTCGGCACCGGAGCGGAGCCGGTCCTCCACTGCGCGCCTCACCACACCAGGATCGGCGGTTTCCGCATCGCGAATTTGGCGAGCCTCGTGGATGTCCTTACGGGTCAAGCCAATGTCTTCGGCGGTCGCCGGCTTATCGTTCCCTTCTGGAACGATACTTGGTTGTCCAACCGAAGCGACTTCGCCCCGTCCCTGTGCGGCGTCGTACTCATCTGCCAGTCGCATCTTGGCTTGGCTCTCGATCAGAAGAGCGTCGCCCTGAGCCCGATAAGCGGCCCCTACCAATTCGTCATGGGCTTGTTTCGCCTTGAGAAGGCGGCCGGTGCGCTTGGCAAGGTCATAGACAACCCCGGCGGTATCGCGGGCCTCTAAGACTTCCGCTGAAGTGCGCGCATTCGTTAGCGCCAAAGCCGCGCGGTCGATCAGCGCCGGAAGCGTTTCGACTTGAGGTTCTAAGGTGGCGGCATAGTTGATCATGCCGGCGCTCCCGCGGGCTCGGGAGCGGGCTGGGCGGGGTCGGCGTTACGGAAAATCCTCTTGGTTTTTCGGATACTCCCAAAGCGAGCCGTCAGATCGATAGCGATCTCAACTGGAACGCCACTCTGCATCTCTGCTATCGCTTTCAGAAGTTCTGGAGTGGCGAAAAACCATTCACCGTGTGAGTGCGCGCTGGCAAAAACTTGGTGGATATTGGTCTCAAGAGGCCAGCCACCTGGAATTGTCAGAAGCAACTCTAGCGGAAATGGGGAGCAAGTGTTGTACGACTGCAATCGCTTTTGCGGTTCGCAAGATGCTCCGATCCTAATCGGGCCAACCATACCCTTTGGGCGAAGAAAGTAGACTTGATCCGGCTTACGAAACCAGTCGACCATCACGCCACCTGCTCGATGATAGCGGGGCGCGGCACATCGGTGGGCCATTGCGCGTCGGCGGGCCACCTGTCCGACATCCATCCGATCAGGCGGTCATAGGTGCGCACGTTGAATGAGCTGTCGCGTTCGGCCAGCCGGCCGAAAACCGTGTTGTCGTTGATGGCGCGCTTGCCTACCGTGGCCGGCGTGATGCCGGTCGCGGCCCTAAATGCCTCGGATAGGTTCAAGAGGTGGATGCGGAGCGTCTCTTCCATCCCGAGATCATATACGGAAAAATCCGCATGGCGCAAGCGGGAAAATCCGCATCGCTTCCGAAGCCGGAAAGGCGGATAAAACCGCCATGGCTGACAACGACGAACTTCGCGACCGGATTAGGTTCGCCATGGCAACGCTGGACGTGGACGCCACCGGCTTGGCCCGCATCCTTGGCCGAGGAAAGGACTACGTGCGCGACTTCATGGAGGGCCGGAAACGGTCGATCGACGCCACGTCCCTTCAAATCATCGACCGCGAGATTCGGGATCGTTCCAGTTCCGGGGCGGTTCCGGTGGCGGTCGGCTTCCGCCCGCCACCGGATTTCTTCGGGGACCGCGACTTGCCGGTCTACTCCGCTGCCGAGGGCGGGCCTGGCGAGATGGTGGTGTCGACCGAGGCGATCGAATGGGTGCCCCGCCCATGGTTCATGAAAGAGGTGAAGGAGGGGTTCGCCATCTTGATCGTCGGGGAGTCGATGGAACCGGCTTATGAGCCGGGCGACATGGCAATCGTCAATCCTCGGCTCTCGCCTCTGCGGAACAAGGACGCCATCTTCACAACTGGCGAACACGGAGGTGTCGCTGGCGGCGAGTTCAAGGCCACCATCAAGCGCCTCGTGCGATCCGATGCAAAATCCTGGCACGTCCGGCAGTTCAATGAGCCGAGGGAGTTCGTCCTAGAGCGGAAGGACTGGCCTAAGGCTCTCCGGGTGGTCGGCAAGCTCTCAGGCGGGTAGCTGCTTTGAATTGACGGCGGTGCCCGTGGCGGGCGGTGGCAAACCGGACTATATAAAGGGAGCACTCGTGACACAGGTCGAGCCATGGTCAGCTGCGAAGGAACCGTCCAAACCGCCGCCGAAGCCACCGCCGAAGCCGCTACCGGAAAGGAAATCGGATCCTCGGCCGGGGCAGGCGAACGACAGTCGGCCGCCGGATCCGAAGCCGCCGAGCGACAAGCGATGACGCCGGAACTGGCGTTGGAAATGAGGCTCCTCCGCAACCTCCGCTACCACGAGGATCGGCAAGGGCACTTCGACGCCTGGAACCGATGGGCCAACTTTGCCGTGTTGGTGCTTGGCAGCGGGGCGGCGGTGTCTGCGCTCTCGACGCATCCTCACTTTGCAGCCTATGGCGGTGCTTTCGCCGCTGCGGCTGGCGCGGCGCAGCTCGTCTTCGACTTCGGCGGCAAGGCCCGAACCCATCTGGAACTGCGAAAGTCGTTTGCCCGTCTTTACGCCAAATCCGTCCAGGCGGGCGCCGACGTCGAGGCACTGCATGCCGAGATGACGGGCCTCTATGCCGACGAGCCGGAGCTGTTCCACGCCGTCAATGCCATGGCCTACAACGCGGCCGAACTCTCCTACGGACGATCGCCGGATGATCTCTTGAAGGTCGCACCCTGGCGCGCCGCGCTGCGCCATTATCTCCGATTCGATCCCGCCAACTTCCCAGACGTAAAGCCCGCGTAGCGGGGCCGTCATGAGATATGAGTACAGCCCTTTCGAAGTCGTGGGCAGGTATACCGGCCGTGCTCCGGTGAACCTTGAGGCGATTGCCCGCGATCTCAACCTTCCCGTTGATTACACTGATCTTGGAGAGGGGATTGCCGGTCATATCCTCAAGGATCGACAGCGAAGCCCTCGCTCCGGCTTCTTCATCCGCATCAATTCCACGCAACACAGCAACCGTCAGCGGTTCACGCTGGCCCACGAAATCGCGCATTTCATTCTGCACCGCGATTTGATCGAGTCTGGCTTGGTGGACGATACGATGTACCGCAGCGAGATCAGTGGCCATTACGAAACGCAGGCGAACCGCATGGCTGTCGATATTATTATGCCGAGAGCCTTGGTCAAGCAGGAAGCCCGGAAAGGTCATTCGGACGAGGTGTTGGCACGGATGTTTGGGGTATCCCTTGCGGCCATGAGCATCCGGCTAGAGGGCATCAAGGCCACCGGCGACCAAGCCGAGCTGCAGATCTAGGACGCCATCCTTCCCCATCTCGGCATCCCAGCCCGGTTCTAGCCCGGGATTTTTGCTGTGCGGAAGGCGCTCGGAAAATAGATGCGGAACCATCCGCTTTTCCGCTTGTGATGCGGATAAATCCGCGCTAGGTTCTCCCCATCACCCCGGCAGCACCCTTGCTCCGGCCTGGATGGGAAGCCCCGATGCCCCGCGCAATCACCCTAACCGCCTCGCTGGCCCGCGCCTCCGGCCTAGACGCCGGCAACATGCAGATGCGCAAGGCGGGCCGCACCAAGTGGAACCTCGCCGATCGCAACCGCGCGGCCGAAGTCACGAACCGCCTCATGCTCTCGGTGCCGTTCGAACAGGGTGGCCTGAGCGGTCTCGAATTCACGCATACGATGCTGGATCACCTCGGGGTCACGGCCGCGCAAGTCATCGCCTCCGGTAACAGTCTCTTCGGCCACAACGGCGGCCCGGCGCTCATGAACGAGGCCGCCTGATGCCCCGCACCGCAGCCGAGACCGAGACTTTCACCGCCGCAGAGCTTGCCGCGGTCGGCGCCGCCATGGATGCATCGATAGCCCATGGCCTAGAGGCCGCAGCTGCGAATCAAGCCAAGTCTGAGCGGAAGCAATTCAGGATCAACATCGCTGCGATGCGCACTGTTCTCTCCAGGCGCTTCCCGAAAGCATTCCTGAGCAAGGGATCAGTTAAGCGCCCTTTGGCGCTCGGCATTGACAAAGCCATTATCGAAGCATGGCCAGATGTTGATCCGGTCCTCTTGAAAGAAGCCCTTTGGGACTACACGCGAGGGATGAAATATCTCGTGTCCTGCATCGAAGGAGCCGAACGCGTCGGGCTTGATGGTTCGCCGGCCGGTTTGATCACTGCGGATCAGGCCGGCTTCGCCAAAGGATTGCTGAAAAAGCTCACAAAGAAATTTGGCGGCACGCCGAAGCGCAACAACGCCGGCCCGGCGATGGAGGCCGCGTAATGCCCGCCCCGATCAACCTCGGTTTCCTGCCGCCCGAACCCGATCCCGTCTCCCGCATGATCGTCCAGTCCGTCGTGGCCTTCGTCGACGCGCTTGCCGCGATCGGGATCGTGGTGGCCGTGCTGGCCATGTGCATCGCAAGGGGAGCGTGACATGGCCGTAACCTACCTTCTCATGTCCGACGCCACCATCCATGAGTCCGAGGAGGGCTTCGCTTGGTCCGACTCGCTCAATCTCCTCTGGAACGGCGATTACTGCGGCACGCCCCGGCTCCTCGTCATGGACCTTCGAGCCGGCACGGTCACGGATTGCACGAACGCGGCGCTGATCGAACTCGCGGACCGGGCGGAGCGTGAAGGCGAGACGCCGCGCCATCTCATGGCGCCGTTCGACGCGGCTGGGCTCGCATATCCGACTGAGCGGCAGTTCCGGCGCCACGAGCCATGCGCCGGGATGGGCCGGCTGGTGATGGCGGGGTTCGGTGATGACGAAGCGCAGCGTGAGGGTGTCGGCCGGTGATCTCTCATGGGCGGCCGAATGGATCAAAGCCTATGAGGTGGATCCTGTTACCCCCCATGACGTCGAGCGGCACCGGAGGGTGCTCGACTGGCTCAACGCCGAGGTTGCTCGGCGGATCAATGATGCCGTGTACCGGGGCGCCGCGAAGCTACTCGGCACGACGCCCGCGAAAGTACGATCCGCCGCGAAGCGCAGGGCCGAACGCGAGCTGGCCAGGATGGGAGCACACTGATGTCCGACCACGCCACCCACGAGCCGCCACACCTCGCGGTCGTCGCCTCCACCGAGTTCCGCCGCTTCCACAACGCGCTGCGCACCCTGGTGAACCTCGACGCCAGCGAGTTGATCGCGGCCGGCGTTATCGACGAACCCACCGGGTTCCGGCGTTTCGAAGACGACCCCTATCGCTGGTTCATCCGCGCCAATGACGCCCGTGCCGCTGCGCTCTGGGCCTTGATCCAGTCGCGACAGCCCGAGGCGCTGCGGACCGACCCGCCGCTGTCCCGATACGCGCTTGCCGCAGAATAGGAGACCGCCATGCCCATCCCCGATTTTCTCCACGCCACGATAAACGGCCTCGTGGCTTTCGCGGCCGTCGGCGCCGTTCTCGCACTGTGCCTGCGGAGGGCGGGGTGATGGGCGACCTGACCTTGGACGAGAAAATCAACTTTGCTGAGATGCACGCTCGCGAGTTGGAAGCTGAGAAGCATTTCTTCGATGCCGCTCAGCCGCATCATCCGCTCGGCTTCTCCATCGGCTACCGGAACCCATGGCATTGGGACATCATCGCGCGCGAGTGTCCCGGCAAGGCCTCGGCATGGCGTCGCGCGCACCCTAACGGCTCCACAACCGCGCAGGACGGCGAGCGTGCCCGAGCATTCCGCATTCGAGGTGAACCCGGCAACGTGGTGGTGTTCGACGAACGGTGGAACCCGCATCGGCCGTATCCTCGCGAGACAACGAAGTTTCGCAGTGTCATGGCCGCCATGGTCTGGATTTGCGAGGAGCTCATGCAGGAACCCGCACCCAAGCTCTCCACCACCGACCCCCGCGCGGTCGCACAGGGAGGGTCGAGCCGATGAAAATACGAACCGTAGAAGTTCGCGAAGGCGAGAACATGGGGCCGGTTGATTGGTCTCATCCCGCGGCAAAGGACATGTCGGGGATTTGGCGCGAAGTCGAAAAGCAGCCAGAGGGCTTCTTGTTCAACGGTCGGCAGATAGTCTCTATCTGCATGTATGATGGGTGGCCGTATTGGACACCAACGCCAGCGGTCTGCTTCATCGGACCTATGAACTCCTCCGAATGGAATTTCTTCAATAGCTACGGCGTGAATTCCCGTAGCATAACAAGACGCACGGTCGCACAGGGAGGGTCGGCGGCATGTCGGTGATGCAGCCGCCTAACCCACCGCCCTCGACGACCGTCATCCTGGAGATCCCCCGGCACGAGGCCGAGGAGATCAGCGAAGGGTTTGCGGACCTGCTGTGCTGGTGCTGCGGCTTCGTCGCCGCGCTCCCGGAAGAGCTCTCACGACACCCTCTGAACTGGGAAGTCGCGCGTGAGATCCGTCTCAAACTCATGGCCGCCCTCGGCAATAAAGGAAGGGAGATCCCGTTTTGAGCCTCACCACGCACGAGCCCCGCGACGTCGTGGCGCAACCCGAGCGCATGCCGGTCCGTCGATCATTTACTCAGCAGGAAATCGACACGGCTGTTGACGGATATGTCTCGGGGCTGACGCTTGAAGCCGCAGCCCACCTTGTAGGCATGGGGCGCTCCGAAACACTGCGGTACCATCTCGTCAAGAGAGGTATACCGCGCCGTTCAGAGCATTCTTACCGCCCAAACCCGTCCGAATATTTTGAGGCGAACGTTCAGCCTGAACCCAATTCAGGCTGCTGGATTTGGATCGGGCATTGGGATCCTGCTGGTTATGGCATCGCCACCAGCGGACGCAAAATCATGAAGGCTCACCGCTTCTCATGGTCGATCAACAGAGGCGACATCGGGCAGTCCAAGGTTTGCCACAAGTGCGATGTCCGGTGTTGCGTCAACCCTGACCACCTCTTCCTCGGCACGCAGGCCGAGAATGTCGCCGACATGGTCGCCAAGGGTAGGCAACGCGCGCCGCAAGGGAGAGCGGCGATGATCCAGGGGACAGCCGATTGGTTCGCCGCGCGCTGCGGCAAGATCACGGCATCGCGGGTCGGCGAGGCCACCAAGCGCACGCAGAAAGGTGCATGGGGTGCGGAGCGCCGCACCGTCATGACCGAGTTGGTAGCCGAGCGCCTGACCGGGCAGGCCGCGCAGCACTTCGTTTCGGCTGCCATGCGCTGGGGAACCGAGCAGCAGGCCGCGGCCGCGCAGGCCTACACGTTCCTGACGGGGCGCGAGGTCAGCGACGTCGGCCTCATCAACCATCCGCGCATCAAGGATAGCGGGGCGAGTCCCGACGGTTTGATCGGCGACGATGGCGGGATCGAGATAAAATGCCCGATCACGGAAAACCACATCGCGACCTTGCTAGCGAGTGAAGTCCCAGCCGAGCACCTTCCGCAAATCCACTGGGGCATCGCTTGCAGCGGCCGGGCCTATTGGGATTTCGTGTCCTATGACCCGCGCATGCCGGCGCACCTCCAATGCTTCATCGCCCGCGTCGAGCGGGACGACGTCGCGATCGCGGCCTTGGAGACTGACGTCGTCACGTTCCTCGACGAGCTTGGGGCCAAGGTCGAGCGGCTTCACACCCTTTACGATCGGGTGGCAGCGTGACCGCCCTCCCCGGACCGCAGGCCGGCGCGAGCGCGAGGCCGTGCCCGGTGCTGACCGATCTTGCGCGGTCGGATTGTCCCGTCGCTTGGATGCGGGCTCGGCTTCCCGACAATGCGATCCCGACCGGGCAGGATCTTCCGCCCCTACGCGAAAAGGCGATCGGCTGGCTTTCCGACCCTGGGGTCTGCATTTGGTTTATCCCGGCCATCGTGTGGCGGACGCCGTCTAGTCCGGGCGTGGACGACGAATGGTGGTCTGGCCTGCCCGGACATTACCTCGACCTCCGCCGCGACCGCTGGCACCTAAGCCATTGGCTTCCGCTGTCCGGCGTCAACTCGCACGACGCCATCCTGGCGGCCCTTCGCCTCGCTCTCCCGATCATCGAGGAAGACGAAGCGGACACGCGCACCGGCGTCACGCCCGCCGGGGAAGCGGTTCGCGACGCCCTCTGTCTCGCGGCTCCGGCACGGGAGGAAGGGCGATGAACCCGGTGCCGGTACGATTGCGCCTCTCGCGAGCGCGCGGCTTCAACCTGCAGGCCCACAGCCTCGCGACGAACGGCTTGCCGGCCGTCGTGGTGGCGCGACCGACGAAGTGGGGCAATTCCCACGACTGGCGCGAGTGGCGCGAGAGCTTCCCGCGCGACATGCTCGTGCAAGAGGGGCCATGTTTTCGCGACAACTGGTGCCGCGAGCGTGCCGCCGAAGAGTATGAACTGGACTGGCGCGATGGCCGGATGGAGCATCTGCGGCCGCATCTTGCCGAGTTACAGGGTCGAAATTTGGGTTGCTGGTGTGTCGGTCGCGGTTGCCACGCGGATACTTTGCTCAAGCTCGCCGCCGCCCCGCACCCCGCTCCCACACCGGGCGCGGCCCCTGCCGAGGTGGCGTAATGGCGGACGATCCGAAACAGCCCGATCCGTACGACGTGGGAGACGATGATGGCCCGCCCGAGGACGAGTACGACCCCGGCGAGGACTGCGGCCGGTGGATCAACAGCAGGCTCACGCGCCACTGCAGCTTAGCCGGGACCGAGTTCTGCGATTTCGAATGCCCTTACAGATAGGATTGCCTCAAATGAGCCATCACAGCCACGACAAGTCTCTCGCCGCCGTCATGGCGATCTTCGGCAACAAGCCGGAAGTCGCGAAGGACTTCGCCCAACAGACGAAGCGCATGGACGTGATCAAAGACCAGCTGAAGGACACACTCGGTCCGACGAACGACTTTCCGCACGGCCGTCTCGTACCCCACGACGAAGGTGGCCTGATGTTCGGCGTCACCGTCTTCAACGGGCGGGTGATCTTCGATTTCGGCAAACCGATCCGGTCCATCGGCTTCACGCGGGAGGGCGCCCTGGAACTCGCCGAACTCATCAAGCAGCGGGCGATGGATTGCCCGGCCATCCTCTTCCCCAAAGGGTGACGCCATGACGATCCCGACCGCCGCCGAACCCGCCGAGCCCCGCTATTCCGAAAGGATTACTTGCGATCGTGACGCCATCATATGCGACGGCCGTGTGCTCACGGTGTCCGAGGTGGTGGACCGGCTGAACGCCGCAATAGCACCACCCGCCCCGGACGACATCGTGGCGCTGGTGGATGCCTACAGCGAGGCCGAATGGCAGGCCGGCAACAGCAATGGCCGTGGAGAACTCTTAGCCAATGTCAGAAAGGCTGAAGAGAACAGCACCGCTGCCCGCGTTGCGTTGCTCGCCGTCATCGGCCGCATGGGGCGGGGGACGCCGATCGAGCTAACTAACCAAGACGTGTTCAACGGACTGCATATCGAGAGGCTCGTTCGCGAGTGGTTCTCGACACCTCTAGCCGCCAGCGTCGATCCTCGTCTGGTAGATGGATTGATCGACGTGCTGCGCATGCGGCTCAGGCGCGCCGCCCCACCACCTCCGCCGGCCAGGGATCTGACCTTGGAGGAGTGGTGGCAAGATCATCTGGATAAGAATGATCGAAATTCTCCCGAAGAATACCCCGATATGGTGCTCGTCACCTTTGAGGAAATGGCTGATGCCCTAGCGACATGCTCGGCTCGGTCGAGTCGCCAGTCGGCCTCCCCGGCCCCGGCGCATGTCCCCGAGAGCGAGGGCCACCCGGCCCCCGAGTGCCAGGACAGCCGGGATACTTTGGGACGAGTGGTTCGAACCGCGTGGGTTAAGTGGGCCAACACGCAGCCGAACCCAAAGCCGACGTGGCTCACGTCGTTCGACGATTTGAGCGAGCCTGACAAGGAGGCCGACCGCCAGATTGGTGAGGCCGTGCAATATGCCATCCTGACTACCACCCCTACCGAGCCTAGCCCCGAAGCGTCGGCCCAGCCCCGCGGGCTTGACCCCGTTGTTCCGCTCGCGGATGCGATGTGGCAACTACTCGACGATATGGGCGCCGATGGTCTGTCCGTGTGTCCGGCAGCCAAAGCCGCTGCGCGATTGGCGTACGAGCCGTTTGCCGACGTTGACGCCCCTCTGGCGTACACGGTAGCCGACGCTAGGGCCGTCGCTCTGTCATCCACCGCCACCGAGCCCAGCCCCGACGCGCTGCTGGGCTTCCCCTGCAAGGGCGGCGGCGTAAACGACCTTATCTACTGCAAGAAATGCGGTCTCGAATGGGAGTACGCCAAGACGGACAGGCCGGCGTGCCCGAAGGTCGACGCGAGCCGGGATGCCGCGAAGGCTCTTGCGGCCACTAACCCGGATGCGCCGCAGGAGAACACCCGCGACAAAGACCTTTGGGAGATCGAGCGTGTCATTCACCTTCTGGGGTTTCGGCTTGTGCCGTTCGCGTCAGCCCAGCCGAACACCGAGATCGCAAAGACTGTCGTAACCGGTGTGATGCGGCAAGTTGGACTAGAGGCACTTCGCACCGACAACGTAAGGGACAGCAGCGAGGAAGGACGTTGCGAGCGGATCTTTCGAGCTATGCTTGCGGTCGCGCCCGCCCCGTCCAGCGAGGGGAGCGTATGATGAAGACCCAGATCACTCACGCAATCGAGCGGACCAGCCCTAAAGGACTCGGGCAAGAGTTCATCGGTACGTGCCGCCTCTGCGGTACGCCAAACCTTCGTGCTGGAGACGCCCTTAAGCCGTGTCCAAATCAGCGTGGGCTCTCCTCCGACGATGCGTTGATCGAAGCCATTGCCGGAGATGCGGACCTCGATACAGAAGGTGATGCGAGCAACATCCAGTTTGTTAGCCGTTACGATGCAATCGGAGGCCCGCCTGATCCAGCAACGATGGGCGAAGACCAGTGCGAGGGCATGGGGTTTGTTCCTATCAGCGAAAACGAAGACGAAGAGCCATGGGCTTCTCTGTGGAAAGAAGCTGAGGCCAAGTCCCGAAGTGATGATGGCTACCACTTCGTAAGGTGCCCATCCTGCAACGGAACCGGAAAGAAAGTTCCACCCGCACCCGAAACCAAGACTGAGGAGCCGGGACGATGAACGAGCGTTTCTGCTATCTCAGCCCGGCGAAGCTGCATCTCTTGCGCCGCTCCGTCGAACCCATAGACGAGGCGTTCGATGCGGTAGGAACTGTCCTTGTCGGGTCCGTTCTGACACGATCAAGCTACCGTGATGTCGACGTTCGGCTAATCTTATCCGACAACGATTTCCAACGCTTGTTTGGTGCCGAACTGGATCAATACCACGGGCTGGCGACAGCACTCTGGACCTCGCTGGCGGTCACCTACTCGCACTACCTTTCCAGCGTAACCGGCCTCGACGTCGACTTCCAAATTCAGGCTATGTCCGTCGCCAATGACGGTAGTGAGCGACATACAGGCATCAGAGACGCGTTGATTGTTCCTCCGCCTCTGGATCCGGTCGCCCCACCCCACGCCGACGAGCCCCGCTCATGACCGCGACCGACCCCGCCACCGTCCGCCGGGAGGCGATGGAAGAGGCTTCCCGGATCGCCGACAAGCGTCAGACGATGCTTGAGGCCAAGGGACGTAGGCACCCCGACAACAGCCCGTCTCGCGAGGCGTGCGCCCAGGCAGCATACGAGGCCATGTGGCTCGCCTCCGCCATCCGCGGAGCCGCCACCCGTCCGGCCGAAGCGACGGGCGATGTGAAGCTGGTCGAGACGCGCCAACGGTTGCGCGAAATCATCCTCGGCTGGTCCGGCTTGGACGAGTCGGATCTTGAGCCGATCGTCGACGCGATCATGCGGGAGGTTATCGTCCCTGTAGACAGGGGTTACGCCATACTAGGCAGAACTTATGATGGCGTCGATGTACTTCAGCCTAAGACGCCTCCGAGTGCCTTTTTGCTTGGTTTGGTTGGCAAGCCTGACGAGTATGCAGTCTATGTCGAAGAATGGAAGAGGCGGGAAAAAGAAGCCGCCCTCGCGGCAGAACGGAGCGAGCTATGACCGAAGCAGAAAAGATTAATACCGCAATTGGCATCGCCGTTCAGTACGGCGGGATCGATGGAGAACACCACAAAACGTGGGTCATTGACCAGATGGTTCGTATTCTTGCAGGTGACCAATACGACACAATCGTGCGGGAAGCCTGCGCTGGCAAGGATGGTCCAGATACATACGGATGGGATGATGGAATAGCGCCATGACTCCTCTTGAAACCGTCAAGGCCGCGATAGCGGAGACGCCCGATCCCGAGAACCGCGAAGCGACCCTCCGCGAAGCCCTGGCCTCGACACGCTATCCCGTGGATGGACCGGCATCCGACGAAGAGCGCGATGGCTGGCAGAGCATGGCCCGCGCCGACCGCATCCTCACCGAAGCCGCCCGGCGCGCGATCGAGGCCATACCGAAGATCGCCCGCCTCACCCGCGACCTTGTCGAAGCTCGCGCCGAGCGCGACGCGGCGCGAGCGGTGCTCAAGAGCGTCGAGTGGGCCGCCGTAGGGTACGTCGGGTATTATGTGCCATGTCCGGCATGCCCTAGCTGTCGCAGGAAGACAGGCTACGCCAATTGCTACTACAGCGAACCTATGGGCCACGCCCCCGATTGCGCGCTCGCTGCCGCCCTCGCGCCATCCACGCCGCCCGGCACCCCGATCGCGGCGGGACAGGCCGGGGAGCCCATGCATCATAATCAGGTTGCAACTGACTTGGTGCGGAACGCCGCCTTGGAGGAAGCGGCGCGGGTGGCGGATGCCCAAGTCGAACAGAATCGAGCGATGCTGACCGAGGACCGCCCCATCGCCGTGATGGCGATGCTGGCCGGCCGGGAAATCGCGAAGGCCATCCGATCTCTCGCCACCCGAGACACCGCGAGCGCGCCCGCCGAGCCTGCGGCCGACCGGGATGGGGGAGGAGGGACATGATCCGGAACCGCGCGACCCCGGACGGCCATGCGCTTGGGCGTGAGATCGCCCGGCTATGCGACGAGGCCGAACCGCGTGCCAGGCTGAAACTGCCGGAGCTTCCGCCGCGCTGTGCCTCATGCGCTTTCCGGGAGGGTCCGCATCTGGCGAGCGGATCGCCCGAGACGCTGATGGACGCCCTGAAGTGCGCGATGGAAGGCGTCGAGTTTGGTTGTCACGACGTCCACCGGCTGGATCATCCGTGCTCGGGATGGCTGATGCTGACGCTCGGTGGGGACGGGAAGCCCATCGACGCGCCGTGGAACTTCACGGGCGGGTCCGACACCCCCGCACGGCCCACGCCGGCAGAGACGGAGGGGCGGGATGATGGTTGACGACCACCAAATCAACATCACAAACGGCTCCGATGACAGGCTGCGCCTGCGCGCGTCCGAAGCGCTGTTGGAGTTCCAAGCCGCCAACCGAGGCGAGCTCGGTGTGGCCGACCTTGCACACTGCGCGGCGGTCCATCTTGTCGATGCGGTCTGGCACGTGTTCCGGGGCTCTTATGAGGGGCTTGCGCCGGAGGCATTTGCAAAGACGATGGAAGCCTACGGCGGCTTCGTCGCCCGCGGCGAGCATCGCGTGGAGAAGTCCTATGGCTGACGCACCAACGGCGTTCCCGCTGGCATGGCCGCCGATGTTCCCGCGTGCCCCGCGTCGCGAGACAGGGGCGTTCCGCACCGCGCTCAATGCCGCGCTCTCCAATGTCCAAGGGAACCTTCATGCTTTCGGACGGGACAGCGGCAAGGCCATCAACAGCGTCGTCATGTCGAGCAACGTCACGCTCGGCAGCGCCAAGCCGGCCGATCCCGGTGTTGCTGTTTGGTTCACATGGGACGGGCTCTCGGTCTGCATCCCGGTCGACCGCTACACGACTGTGGAAGCCAATCTACAGGCGATCCATCATGTCCTCGAGGCGAGGCGCGTCGAGCTACGGCACGGCACCTTAGCGCTTGTGCGCGCCACTATGACAGGCTTCGCGGCGCTGCCTGGCCCGGCACCCCGTCCATGGTGGAAGGTGCTCGGGTGCGAACACGGCGCGGCGCGACAGGAGATCGAGGCTGCCTATCGCGCAGCTGCGATGCGGGCTCATCCCGACAAGGGCGGCAGCAACGCCGCCATGGCTGAGATCAATGCCGCCCGAGACGAGGGCCTGAGGGCGAAGGGAGGCGAGGGTGGCGCGAGTTGACCCCCTCGAGCCCATCTTCCTGCCGGACGCCGAAATCGCCAAGCGGGTGTCGATGACGTCGCTCGAATGGGATGCCGCAGCCCAGGTGCTTGAGCGGAGCGGATTGCCGCGCCAGGACCCGCTCTTCAAAAATCAGCGGTGCTGGCCTCGCGTAAGGGACTTCCTCTACCGTCGGGCCGGTGGCGCTTTGCCTGAAGAGAACGACGAAACCGGGATCGTGGAGAACCTCGATGCGCTCAGGTCGGCCGGAAAGCGACACACCAGGTCGTAGCAGTCGTCCGAACAAGGACGGCTCGCGCCGGGTCTATTGGGTTGCTCCGAAGGATGCGCGTGCCGCTGGCTTCAAGCCCGAGACGGTCCGCATCCACGACGCCGACGAAGCCGCGATCGGAGCGCGGTGCCGGGCCCTGCAAGCCGAGATGACGCAATGGCTGGCCGAACGGGCCGGCCTCAAGTCACCGAAGGATCAACCGACCGTGAACGATCTCATCCGGGCTTACCGCACGCGCGAGGAGAGCGCCTACCGCGGCGTCAAATGGAACACCCGACGCACCTACGACAAGGTGCTCGATACCATGGAGCGGGCGTTCGGCGGGACGGCGCTCTATGCGATCAAGCTTGTCAACATCAAGCGATGGTACGACGCCACCCGCTACCCCGAAGGGCGCGGCCCCGGGCAGCCGGATCGCGCCAGGACGGCGCAAGGGCTCGTCGCCATGCTCCGCCGCATCACGAGGTTCGGGGCCGCGATTGAGATGCGGGATTGCGCCAGGATCGCGACCATCCTCGAGACCACGAAATGGCAGGGCGCCCCGAAGCGGTCGGCGACCCTGGAACTTCACCACGTCGAGGCGTTCTGTGCCGCCGCGCACGAGATGGGCCGGCCGTCGCTCGCGCTCGGCACCGCCCTGCAATGGGAGACCATGCTGCGGCAGCGCGACGTCATCGGAGAATGGGAGCCGTTCGACACCGCCCGAACGCCCCCTCCGGGGCCGACCATCAACGGCCGGGTTTGGGCCAACGGGCTGACCTGGTCCAACATCAGCGACGCCTGGATCCTGACCAAACGCACCACGAAGACGGGATCCGTCGTCTCGTTCGACATCATGCTTCTGCCGATGGCGATGGCGGAACTGCAGCACGTCGCGCCGGAAGACCGGGTCGGCCCCATCATCGTCGACGAGGTCGCGCGCCGGCCCTATGCCGAGAACCGCTATCAGCAGGAATGGCGCAAGGTCGCCGACCGGGCCGGCATACCGCGGGGCGTCTTCAACATGGACGCGCGCTCGGGAGGCGCCACGGAGGCCAACGATGCCGGCGCGTCGATCTCGGACACCCGCCCCGTCATGGGCCATGCGGACGCCCGCACGACGGCGCGCTACGTCCGTGGCGACGCCTTGGCGCCTGCCCGGCGCGTGGCGAACCTGAGAGCGGTCCATCGGGGCAAGACGACCCCGGAACAGCGTTAGAACGGACTTGTCCAACGCGATTTCCAACGTGAGGAGCTAAGTGATGGAGCGGGCGAAGGGAATCGAACCCTCGTATGCAGCTTGGGAAGCTGCCGTTCTACCATTGAACTACGCCCGCAGCATTTCCGCTGATATCGGCAAACACGCCGATCCGCAAGCGACGAACTTCGC